TAGTATGTGACGGAAATAGTTTCCCTATGACCGTTGTAGGAGTTTTCAAAGATATGGCGTACTTGAATTTTGAAGGTAATGAGGGAGATATGCTAGAGGTGGCAGATAAAGACCTTGAACCCATACCGCTAACTGAGGAGTGGTTGGTAAAGTTGTCGTTTGAGAAGTTTCAATCTGCGTTAATCACTTCATACCACAAGATTATAAAATGCACCTATGCAGAACTTGAGGAGCTATCTATCTGTAAAAACGATGAAGGGACTTGGTATGTATATTTTAGACAGGGAAGCCAAACCGATAGGGATAACTACCACCTTAATGACTTGGTGCAACTTAGCAATAAAATGAAATACGTCCACCAATTACAGAACCTAGCAAGCGCCCTAACTGGCACGGAACTAAAAGCGAATCATTAATTTGGTAGTTACGCAGATTTGGGTTAGTTTTGGGTTGCTCCTAACGGAGGTGCGAAAGCACAAAATCGTAGCCCGTAGTCGAAAGCTGCGGGCTTTTTCTTTTATACTACCTTCCTCAATACAGGCGCACTTAAATCACCCGTTTTGGCATACACCGCCTCGCTAGCAGCTTTTACTGTTTCGTCCATTATGTGGCTATAATGCTTCAATGCAGCCGTGCCGATGCCAGCCATTTTGCAGATGATAGCTTCGGATATACCGTTGTTCAGCATAAGGCATATAAAAGTTGCCCTGGCTACGTGGCTAGACATTAGCTGATACTTTGGCACAGATTCGCCTTTAGCATAGCCTTTACGCCCTTTTAAAAGCCTGACTGGATAGTTTATACCACTTAGCTCACCAACCGCCTTTATTTGGCTGTTATAAAGTCCGTTTTCAAAGTGGGGGAATTTGCCGCCTTCGTACTTTTTCAGCAGCGCAATAGCTTCGGGACGCAAATGGACTTTGACCTCTGTGCCGCTAGTGTGTTCTGTTTTCTTGGGTACAAAGCGTAAATAATCGCCTTCTATTATCCACCTGCTACTGTCGGTGTCGCTGTGCCTTGCACCTGTCATTATCTGCAACAAATAGGCATCCCTAGCCATATCCAATTCGCCAGTCAAGTTAACCCTAAACATGGCACTTATTTCGGCTTGACTGTGGTAGATTATATCGCGCTCAGTCCAACTATCGTCAAATGCTTTTACCTCGGTGCGGTTTATGGAGCTATGCCCGTTATCTATACACCAATAAAGTAGGCTTTTGAGCATGGTAATATGTGCCGCTACCGTATTGTCGCCCAACTCACAGTCCTGCTCCAAATAATCCCGAAACGCCCCGTATGTGGCGACACCGAAGTTTTTCAAGTCCAGTTTAGCATCAAATTGAAATAGCCGTTCACCTAGCTTTTCATATTGCCTGTACCTACCTAGACTTTCACCGCGCTTGGTTTTTAGGAACATGGCAAACAAATCACGACTATTATGTGGCGATACCGCAGCCTTTTTGAAATGCGCCGCCACAGCCGCCGCCGTTGGATATGCCCCGTCCTTCACCAAACATAGGTTTGCGAATTGCTCCACCTCGTTCAGTTTAGCCTTAATAGCAGCGTTTTTAGCTGCGTTTTCTTTAATGGGTAATATCCACGCCCCGACTACATGTTGAAAGTGGCTAGCATCCGCCTTAATGCCCGTTTTAATACGGCAGTTTGCGCCGTTGCTGTACCTGATATGTACATTCATGGCTTGGGGGTTGGTGCCGCGTAGTTCGATTGTGAGGGTCATAATATTAAGAGGTTAAAAAAGCCGCCCTATGTTGAGCGGCTTAATGTGGTTTATAATACTTCGTTTTCTTCTGTTTCTTCTGATGGCTCAAGCTCCTTTAAAAACTGTTCTTCGGTTGGAAGTTCAGAAAGGCTGAATGTTTTAACATGCCTTATTGGATAGTAGCCATTTTTAGCACCGCCATCGCCATAAAAACGCTCCGAAGGTTCTAGTGGAGTTTGATTAAAGCCTTCGTAAACCTCGAAAGTGTTTTTATCAAGGTCAATTACATACGCCCATTCACAGAAAAGGCTATCGGCTGCAAACGCTTCTTTATTCATTAGTTTACCTGCCTTATCATTATAGACAAGTTCCAATATTTCTGCTCCTCTGTCACGGCTTAACCATTTTTTAATGCTCCATTCCGCGACACTCATTGCGTTAATTTCCGCATCTGTGTAAAATTGTAGTTTATCCACCTTTTCGGTAAACTTTACTAAATCTGCATTTAGCAGAAAATTTAGGGCGGTTGCTCCTTGGCCGCTTGGATAGCCATCCCATTGTCCGTATTGTGCAATTTTGGTTTTACCTTTTGATTTTACTAAGGTTAGGTTTCTTGTTCCCATTTTGTTTGATTTTATAGTTTATGAATTAATTAAGGTGAATAAATCCAAATCCGCCAAAGTGGACTTGGTACACGAGCGTTTCGCCCGATATGGTTAATATTTGTGGTAGGGTTGCCATTGGTTAGGGGTTATAGTGTTCAAAAATGCACTGTATCTTTTTTAATTTTTCTCAATCTGCGTAATTTTAAGTAAGCCTTCATTTGCCATCTAGCTAATTTATGAGCAAACCAAGTGCTATTTTCTGCTAAGTCTACAGGTATTATCCCGCCACGCCTGTTTATTTTGTCGTGTATATTCATAGTTTATCGGTTTACTTCGTTATTTAATGTTTCGGGCGTAACTACTGTTATATCGCCCTCGTTAATGGTTATCGCATAGGTATTGCACCAGCGCAAAACATAGTGGTTAAATTTGGGCTGTGCCACTATGTGGCAGTTCATTAAGAACGCGGCTATAAGTAGCAATAAAACTGGGTTGTGGTGGAGTTTCATGGTTGTAGTATTTGGCGAATCTCTTCGCGGGCTAATAATTCTGTTTCGCTATAACTAGACGGCGTCCACACATTGAAGCTACTTAGGTATTCTAAACACCTGCGAGTTGTGCCATTGTTGATTTGGACAATTTTGACCCTGTAGAACATGCACAAAGTGCCATTAGGGTTTAAGTCAACATATTGCGCCCCGTGCGGAACTTTATTATGCTGCTTTGTCCACACCTGAATTGTGCCGCCGCTTTCGTGTGGCACTTCAATTTGTTCATTGCTATTATAACCGTAAGATAGATCTATTGATTTCATTTTATACTGATTTACTAGGTTAAAAAATATCAATATAAGCTTCTATAGGGGAGCGGTCTTTGAATAATCTATAATCCAACCTTTCGCCGTCCACGCAATAAGCCTTTGTCCCGTCTGGTTTTTCGCAATAATATTGGTCTATATAAATAAAGCCCGCGTGATGTAAGTTAAGTTGTGCCTCGTATGTGGGAGCGCCAATATCAAACCTTATTTTTTGATGCTTACAATAACGGTCTTGATCTTTATCTTTAGGTTTAAATTCGATGTACATATTTTAAGGGGTTTTAAGTTTTTGCAACTTGATTTACTAGGTTGAAAAATCGGTGAAGTGTTGCACCGTGCGCCAATCAAACAAGAAGGTTATTGTATTTCTTGCAATTGCTCCATTTCGGCATCGTTCCAAATAGTGCAAACGTTTTTATATTCTTCGCATACCGCCTGATACGTCTTTTCTGCTTTGCGGCTGTCCGTATCATATCCAAACTCATTACAGAAGTTTTCAAACGTGCCAACATCGTATTTTTGAAGGCAGGTTAGCACATCGTATTCCGTCGGTTCGCTGCGTTTAGTCAGTACTTTTATGCTAGCTTTATTGAATAGCTGTTTTGCATAATGTGCAGAAACACAATGATAGCCTTTATGATTAAATAGCGTTGCGCCTGTAGGTTTTGGGTTGTTGCCTATATACACTATACCGCTGTCGTTGATAGACGCGCCAAACTTAAAAGAAAATGAACGTGTACCGCGCCTAATAGTTACATTATAAATATCGCGCTCTTGTGTGTCGCCTTCAAAGTGTTTGCCGTGGCGGTCAAATACTATTGAAATAGTTACGCCTGTAGCAGTTAGAAAATCATTTGCCTGATTGTTGTAATCTGTTATTGTAGTTATCATATTGTTTGCGTTATCCGTTTCGCCTCGGTTGGTTGATTGTGAATTGAATTCCGATTGATTAAGCCTCTATAATGTCCAGTTTTAAAAATATATTTCTAACTGTGTCAATAAAGAAGTTGTAGTCTATGTTTTTTACTTTAAAGTTGCTGTTATTACGGCTGTCAGTTGTTCCGTTGGTAAGCCAATAAAACTCAACCCAAGTACCATATTGCAAGCCTGTAAATTTTATTCCTGTTATTGGATTGGCGCTGTTCATATCCATAACTTCACGAACGTGTTTTGCAAACCTTAATGATGTTTTTATATTATGCCTTACATTGTCTAAATTTTCAGATGTGAATCCGTCCAATAAGTTATTATTCATTAAGAACGTTTCTAAGCAATCAAATCCGATATTGTAAACTCCGTTCACGCTTTTAACTATAGCTATGTTGGCTATTAGTTTTCCGCAATTATCACAAGTGCAACCAAATCCGTCAACTAACGATATATACTTTTTATCTATTACAGTATATCTAACATCTAATGGTAACGCTCTTTTGATTATTGCTTTCATATCTATTCCGTTTTGTTGACACAAATATAATAACACTTTACGCATACTACCAAATAAATGTTACTAATACTTATAAACATATAGTGTTGATAACACAAAATTATTACTATTGCTATAATTGCTATATTTGTGGCTTAACTATAATAATATATGAGTAAACAAGAAATAGGGCGCGCAATTACGCAATTTAGAGAGGCAAACAATATTACTAGGTATAACGCCATAACTAAGCGCGGTGTGAAATTGACTTATAAGCAGTTAGCTGATATTGAGGCTGGCAATAAGAATTACACGATTGATAGCCTACTAGAATATACGGCGGCTATTGGAATGAAAATAAAACTGCATTAATGAGGGAGATTTTTTTAAGCAGGGTTCGCGGAAAGTTTAAAAACTTCTATGCCTTAGTAGATGATGATGACTATGACTTTTTAAATCAATTTAACTGGAGTTATAGACGTGGATATGTTGCTATGAGATGTAGGGATTCTGGAAAATGGGTTACGATGCACCGATATATGGCATGCTTAATAGATTCTAAAGTTTGGGTTGACCATAAAGACGGAAATGGATTAAATAATCAAAAAGAAAATCTTCGTCCATGCACACCCTCGCAGAATCAAATAAACAAAAGACCGCGCGGAACGTCTAAGTATTTAGGAGTAAATAAGTTACACGGAAAATGGAGGGCGGCTATTGTTGTAAAAGGCAGGCAAAGGCATTTAGGGCTGTTTAATAACGAAATAGACGCAGCTAAAGCGTATGATGCCGAAGCAAAAATACACCACGGAGAGTTTGCAAGACTAAACTTTATTAATGCTTAACCCATGATAACCGACAATATAACCTATATACTAACCTTATGCGCTATACTGTTCATGGCGTGTGCCGTTATTGTGGTAACGAGGAAAAAGAAATAAGATGTATATAGACAAACATAGGCGGACAGGTCGCACAACGCGCCAAATAGATGATATTATTCAAGTGTTGTTTAGCAACCAAGAAGCATTTATATCGCCTCACTATTTCTATGGTGTAGAAGAAAAAAGAAACAGAGATAGAGAGAGCGAAAGAATGTTGAGAATAGTAATGCAAAGGCTGTACCTAGAGCATGGTATTTATAGCGAGAGCGTCAAAGTAGATAAGCGCAAATGGAGTATAAAACTGATAAGCCATGAAAGGTAAAGCTAAAAAGCAAGCGGTAAAGAAAAGAATAGCTATACGCCACACGTATATGCACAAGTGTAGGGCTATGAGGTTTGAAATAATACAAGCCGAATTTAGGGCTAAACTAATGAATGCAATGGTTAGATACTATAGCAGACTCGCTCCATCACCTTTTGAAACAATGTTATGTAAAGGGCTATTTACCACAACAATAAAAGAACAACTTATACAAGTTTGACCATGAGGGGTAAAATCACTTTTTTATTGTATCAGATTTGGCTTTGGGCAAAGAGTCCTTCAAATGTTCCAACGGGGCTGATTTGGATGTTGATTCTAATTGTTGTGTTGAATTTTGTTTGGCAGGTTCGTTTGCACCTTTAGAATCTAAGTATGTGTAGTACAATGTACCTATTCCTATTAAAACGCCCAAAAATCATTCTGCTGTAACTAGTATATCAGTACCTATAACGTTGTGTCACGCTTTTTCTTCGCTACCCTATGCCCGTTCGTTTCGGGCTTTTTAGGTTTATTCTTATCGCCCCTTATCGCCTCAATGGTGTTGTAGTAGTGTTGAACAACATTCAAGCCGCTTTGTGTCAACGCATAATTGTATTGGCATGCGCGGCCCGTACGCGTAACATAACCCCATTTAGTAAACTCCAACAAACGCTTGGCAACTGTTAGGTAATGTAAGCCAGCGTATAGACAAACATCAGCCAAATACGCTTCCCCTTTATCACAACAACACCCGTCAACAGCCAACAACACACGTAAAGCATCGTGCTTTACTTTATAAGTGGCATAAACTGAAACGACTGCGTGAGTGGCTGCATTAAGTATGTAAACGCTACATGGCTCGTTTATTTCCATATGTCAAATGTAATTTAGATTAGCCTAAAAATGTAAATAGGTGAGGCGAAATTACGATTTTATCTAACCTAAAATCTCACAACTCGCACATAATCAATAGTTTATGCTGTTGATAATTTAACAATTATAGTTTATGGCGTATATGTATGCTGTTTTAGCCCTAAATTGCACAGTCCTAAATGTCCGTTTAAGTTAATGCAATACGCTAGCTATGAGGCGCAATGGTTCGGCGCGAGTATGCGCATAGTACACGTTTGCGTTCACCATATGTATAACGCATTTAAACATGCATTTTAGCGAGGTTTATAGAGTTTATATAGCTGTGCCTAGTTTATTAGGTTTATGCGCCAAAAGGTTGGTTTGTGCGCTTATTTTAACATAGGTAATAGATTCCTTTGGCAGATTTTGACCCCCTTGGGTTGAAAAAACCGATTTCCCCTGAGCGTTGCGCGAAAAAAATAGGGGGTTCACCTCATCATTTCACACCCAATTGAACCAAAATATCCGACCTTACCCGTTATCCGCACAGATTTCATCCAATACCCGTATTTATCACACAAACCCCTATTTTACCGCATTAAACCTATTTGGCAGGACTTAGTCCGCGCAAGGCTTATCGTGCTTAAAACGGGGTATTTGGGCGCGAGAGGGCTAAACCTGTGGGATTACACGGAATTAAGGTATCCGTTATGGGGATTCCCGTATCGGGATTTTTCATTAAATACAAAACCTCCCTCTTATAATACTTATAAGTAAGAGAGAAAATACAAATAGTTGATATTCAGCGTAGTGTGGGTATAAAAGTTTACGTTTCATAAACTCCAGTGTGGTGTTTCATTTACTAGTCGAGATTTTATTCAAGTAAATGTTTTGTAAAGTAGTTTATTTTATTTACCTTTGTTGGCAGATGAGTAGAATAAACAATTTCCCTTCGTTTTTAGAAAACCCTTCGTCGGTTGTTAAGTTGAAAGGGGTGTCTGTTGGAGGGGCGAAGTTGGACGACCCTTCTGTAGTTGTGGATGAGGGCGGTGAGGTTGTTGCTAGGATTCAAAAGCTGGCAAACGGCGCAAAAAAAATATACGACAACAAGCACTTTGTGAAAGTGTTCAATGATAGTTTTGACGACCTTGCAAAGTTGAGCAACAGCGGTATGAGGGTGTTGGTGTATATTTGGAAAAACGTGAAGCGGGACAAGGACGAAATCTATATTGATGCGAAAGTTTGTGCCGAGGAATGTGGATATACGACAAAAGTATCTGTTTATGACGGTATAGCTGATTTACTTGCCAATGATTTTATTTTCCGTGGTGTTGGTGGTAATGGAAGGTACTTTATAAACGTGGAGAAATTCTTTAACGGCGACAGGACTAAACTTGACCCATTGAAGGAATTGCAAAAGCAATTGGATTCGATAAAAAGATGATAATGAAAAACAAACAACCATTTATAAAATGCCCTGTATGTAGCATGGTTAGTTATAATCCTAATGATATTCGTTATGAATACTGCGGTAATTGCCATCAATATCATGATTTATTAATTATCCAAAATAGAATACAATGGAAACAGTTGCAGCAACAAGAAAGCTCACATTCAAAGACGTTCATGCAGAGCTTGAAAAGGAAAGCATGCTTTTGGCTAAAGAGCATGACTACAAAGATTTCGCTACTAAGGGTTCTTTCTTAGAAAGAATAGGTTTTACAAATAGTATAGCCACTAGACTGTACTTGGGAGTAGCAGGGTCTTCTAATCTCGTAAAAACATACATGCATAAGTATGGAGTATATGCCAAGTTTATATTGCTGCCACAACTGGAAAGGGTGTGCGAAAGGTATAATCTATATGTAAGGCCGCTAGAACAATTTATTGGCGACATCCCAGAAAAGAACGTGCGCGACCTTATGAATTTTAAGGTAGACATAAAAGACCTTAATTATGAGGAAGATGTATTGACCAGAATAATTGAAGAGACTAGACAGTATGGACGGTATGATGAGAATAACTTTTATATGTCTGTATATGGTGAAAATACCATGCATAATATGGAGGATTTACTGAATCGCCTAAATGGCATGAGCCGAAACAACGTGTCTCCATTTTCTATCGCAGCTATCAAGCCATTATTTTCAGAGGCTGCATTTTCAGAAACAGATGCGCGAATAATAAAGGTAAAAGAAATAGAAGCTCCAGCCAAAGGACAAGTTGATTTAGACCCTATTGTATTATGCGAAGTTAAAGGCGGATACTTAATAATAACAGCATGGGGCGATGAGGCTAATGATGAGCTAGTGGCTAATCAAGTAAGTAACTAACCAATAACAGGTCAAAACTGATAGAGTAACTAAAAACAAAACAATATGAATAACAAAGATGAAAATCAAGGGAAATTTTTAGGACAAGAGGTAGATGCTACTGCTCAAAGTGTGGTAAAGGAAGGTAATATTGAAAACACCTATGGCGCACGTGCAGTTGGCTTGGACTTTAATCCAAGTAAAACAGATGAGGTATACGATTGTAAGCATCGGTTTGCTTGCTCTATAAACCAATTACACGATAGACTGAGTGGTGCAAGAACACTTGAGGAGCGAGAAATAATAGAGTACGCTATAAGGCAGATACAAACCGCGCAAATGTGGGCTGTAAAAGTTCTTACTTGGCGTAACTAAAAAGCTTTCACTATCGGCGGGTGCGGCTAATTACCGTGCTGCTTCTCTGCGCAGAGGTTCCCGACTTGTTGCAACAGGAAGGGGATAAAAGTATGACGGTTCCTACGTTCGACTCGTAGGCATACAAAAGCAACGCCGATAGTTTTTACTTAACCAAACAAACTACATAAAATGGAAGAATTAAACCAAGAACAAAAGGCGGTATTTGAAAAATACGAGCAATCAAAAGGCAGCATTGTTGATATTCTATCAACTCTACCTACAGAGTATAAAGATGCTATTGTTTCTGAGCTTTATTTTGACCGAATAAACGAATCGGTACACATGCGTAAGCATTGTATTGGTTTAGCCGTTACCGCATATCCAAGGGTAGTTGGAGATAATGTTGAGTACACTAAAAAAGCGCAGGAGATTTACGATTACATCACAACAGGAAAAGTAAAAGAATAACCCCATGCTATACCTAATCATATCAATCTGCATATTCGTGAAGATGTACTTCATGGCAGTTGATTTTTACCTGTTCCTAAAAATGAAAGTTGAAATATGAAATACTTTTTTGACACCGAATTTATAGAGGGCTTTAAGAAGCCGATTAAATGGCTGCCAACTATTGGCAACTTCAACAAACCATACCACAGCATACAGCTAATAAGCATTGGCATTGTTTGCGAGGACGGGCGAGAGTATTATGCCGTGAGCAACGAATATAACTACAACGATGCTAGCGATTGGGTAAAGGAAAATGTGATAAAGCAGTTAGGAGATTCTTACCCAATAGGCAAAAGCAATAAGCAGATAGCAAATGAAATTTCGGAATTTTGCATGGTAGCGGAATTTAAGGAGTATGAAGGAAGTAGGGTTTACCAAGAAAATGGATATACCGCGAAAGGTAGACTTGAATGGATAAATCCAGTTTTCTACGCCTACTATGCCGATTACGATTGGGTAGTATTCTGCTCGCTATTCGGCACGATGATTGACTTACCAAAAGGATTCCCTATGTACTGCCGTGATTTAAAGCAGACTTTGGACGAGAAATGTGAGTATAACGATGCCTTTTATTCTCTTAAAATAAGAGATTGGCACGAACTTGGAGAAAATGACAAATTGGATGCAATTAAAAAACATCCTAATTACCCCAAACAAGCCGACGAGCACAATGCCTTAGACGATGCCAAATGGAACTACAAATTATATAAATTCCTGCAAACGATATGACGGCATTGGCAATAACCATAACCGTACTCTCCTATTTTATGGCAGTGGCGCATTTCGTTAAGGACAAGCATTTAAAAGATAAACAATGAGCGATAAAAGATATTATACACCCGAATTGTCGGAGTTCCGTGTTGGATTTGAGTATGAGTTACAATTACAAGATGGCACATGGGTTGTGTTTACCTATGATAAATATTCTTCATTGAGATTAGTTCTTTCATCTGTAAACAATTCGGAGCCTGCGTTTACGATTGAAGAAAAACTGGAGAAAGGTCAAGTCCGCGTCAAGCATCTCGACCACGACGACATTATTGCGGAAGGGTGGAAACGAGAAACGACGCAACAATTTTCAATAGGAGAATTTGGAGATTTAACTTACTGCGACCTTGAGCTATATGGAGACGGCAAGGTGGATATTGACGTATATGAGGCAGAAGGCAGAGATGCCAATAGGATAGACTACTCTGTTCCGAAAAGTATAAGAGGCGTAACTATCTGCAACCGTTCCGAACTTAGATTTACAATGAAAATGTTAGGAATAAAACAACAATAAAATGGCAGAAGAAAGAGTATATCCGCAAGGGATAAGGACGTTTGCTAAGAACGACAAAGCCCCCGATTTCGTGTTGGGCACAATAGTAATAACCCCGAACGATTTGGTTAAGTGGCTAAAGGGCGAAGGTGCGCAGTACCTGACCGAGTACCAAGGCAATAAGCAGATACGATTGCAGGCTACCAAAGCTAGGGACGGCAGGTTGTCGCTATCGGTTGATACCTATAAGCCGAATGGGAATAGTGCAAGTAAGTCGCAAGAGGACGATTCTTTACCATTCTAACCTATGAAGCAAAAATTTAATCCAACCACGAAGGTTGACGCGGGTGTATTCACGCTGTATGTGAACGGCTTGATGCACCTGCGCTTCGACGTGAAAAATCTTTTGGCATTTCATTCTTACAAAGACAGTAACAGTAGCTACGGAATAGATGTATATTTAAATGGAGAGGCAATAGTAAGTCTTGAGTACGATACGAAAGAGAAATGGCAGGCGGTATTGAAGGAACTAGATAAACTAATTGTGTAATGAATCTAAGCGCAGAACAGTTCCGAACCTTAATGAGTAATAAGCAGGCTGCCAAGGACAGGTTTGAAGGCAAACAGAAGAAGTCTAAGTACAACAATGTCCGAGTAGGGGTAGATGGGGAAAAGTTCGATAGCAAGAAGGAAGCAGATAGGTATGGGGTACTGCTATTGCTTGAAAAGAAAGGGGAGATAACCAATCTTAAAAAGCAGGTAACTTATAGGCTTGAAGTAAACGGGTACTTGATATGCAAGTACATAGCTGATTTTACGTATAACATTGGGGAAACGCTTGTTGTAGAAGACACAAAAAGCATTGTAACTAGGAAGTTAAGGGTTTACCTAATAAAAAAGGCTTTAATGAAAGCTATATACAATATAGAAATTAAAGAGAGTTAACCTATCACCTCATTTATCCCCATCATAAACACACCCCTAGCGTTCTCATAGTTTAACTTGTAGAACGTATCAATCACATCTTTTATTACGGGTTGCATTTTTGTGTTTGTGCGCACCTCTTTTATGCAGGCAAAATAACACTTGCCGTTTTCGTCGGCATACTGAGCAGTAAGAAAGTTGATTAGGGCGTGTTCTTGTGTCATTAGATACCTAGTGATTCTTTAGTTAAGCCAAACTCTTTTATGTTGAAAGCGTATTCCTTATCCAAAAAATAAACAGGCTCTTTAAGTATAGCCAACATATCGTACTCTAGCGGTACATCCCAGTCTTTAGGCGGCGCAATAATATCTCCTTTTACCAAATTGCAGTCGTCTGGTGCAGATATAACTTCTGCAACATCTAACCTATACGCTTCCTTTATTGAGGTAGTAAGGATGTTCCCTTCGTCATTACCTACTAAAACAGACCACTTTTCGCCATTATGCTCAACATCTACCTTCTCTAGCTTCTTAGGTATGCTGCGCAACAACACTTGGTCGTTGATTGAGATAAGCTCGTCGCCACGCTTTACGAAATAGGCATTGTCAATAGTCATTAATAGATACAGCCTGTCGTTATACTCAAACAGGCTTTTTTGTGGGTCGTAATTACCGTTGTTGTATTGCTCCGTTGTATTGCGGGCATTGATATAGCACAGGTAATGAAAAAAAACAGTATCACCTTCTTGTACCCGTCTATCTACGCCAGCCCCTTTTTTTACCACCTCTCCATAACACGGGCTATATGTTTCCTCGCTCGAAAAGTTGGAACTGATAAGAAGCCCTGACTTGTGCTTATGTATCGGCTTCCCTGTATCTTCTGGCAGGCGTACCAATATGTAATTATTGATTGGTTTGATAGCATTGTAATCTGCTTCTGAAAAGGCGTTAAGTAGATATGACATGAAGGCAAAAGTAAAGCCTAAAACTTAATTTTCAAACAAAATGTTCTAACTTTGGAGCTATGGCAGACTTTAGTAAAATGAGGTGGCGTATAGACAAGATTCCGCTAACCAACAACGTGCTTGATAGGATTCCCGAACTGGCAGAACTGTTTTCCACGGCAACAGCAAAATTGAGTGATTTCACCTTAATGAAAGGCGATTTACTGATACGGTACATAGTGTATGTGTATCACCAAAAAAGCCCCTTTGCAATGGACGAGCAAAATATCGTTCAACGCAAAATAAACGTGCTTCGGGAGCTAAAGCAAGACCCTGTGAAATTAGGTAAACTGATTTCAAACAACGATGCTGTAGCTAACTCTTTAAAGCTACATTTCTTGAAGTTTGAGAACAGTACAGATTGGCTAGAAATATGCCAATACCTAGAGGTGTACTACATGGTAATGAACTCTCTTACTGATGAAACAGCAAGCCAAGGTAGCAAGAGTGCCGCTGAGATTTCCAAGATAAAGCTAGGTGTTATCAAGGAAATGAAGGGCATAAAGACTGAGATAGACAACATAAGTATAAGGTTGTTTAGGAATGATGTAGATATAACCGAGCGCGACTACAAGGGTTTAGGCAACTTCGTAGCATCATACTTAGAAGAAGAAAAGCGTAGGAACATACTGCCCGAAGATGTAGTGTTCAACAAAAAGAAGGAGGCGGAAGTTGAAGCCAGAAAATAAGTACGGGTATAAACAGGCCATTACCGATGTGGTTTTGTTGGAAGATGTGGACGATATAGAGCCGTACCATATAAAACTACCTACTCCGCCACCTCTTGCGCAGATAAAAAATTATGGACTGCCTCCAGAACAGCAGTTTTATACACGTGAAGTTATTCCTGCTAAAATATGGCTACTTACTAGGCAGGTGAACAACAAAGACATAACTCGCGAGGAAGCCCGTAACATTGTATTGAAAGACAAAGACCTTGCTGCTTGGATAGAAACCCAATGGAAGAAAAGGGAAGAAGGCGAGTGGGTTTATATATACGGCACACCGTACTATATCACAGGCACATATTGGTTTTACTTAAACTACTACCACATGGACGTTGGTTTGCCGCAGTTTAGGGAAACGGACATGAAGAAGTATTGGTGGTGGAAGTTTTGTGTAGAAGATAATGATTCTGTGTATGGTGGCATAGACTTTACCCGAAGGAGGGTTGGTAAAACCTTTTTTATGGGCAATATCATACTAGAGTACATTACACGAAACCCGAATACTCAGGGGGGATTGCAGAGCAAGAGCGATGTAGATGCTGCCAAGGCTTTTACCAAGGCGGTCATGAACCCGTTTAAAAGGTTGCCATTCTTTTTTAAGCCTGAATTTGAAAATAGTTCAGCATCTAAAAAGAAAATTGAGTTGGTAGCTGACGACCCTGCCGAGAGTTTTGATTGCCTTATAGATTACGGTAACTCGAACCATACTTATTATGACGGGCAAAAATTGCAACGGTACGGTATGGATGAAAGCGGTAAGTATGAAGACCCTGCCGATCCGATAGCCATGTGGGACAAGGTGAAATTCTGTTTATTCTTGGACGGTAAAATAATAGGTAAGGCACTTGTTACTACCACGGTTGAAGAAATGGAAAAGGGCGGCGGGGCTAAGTTTAAGTACCTTTGGGACAGGTCTTGCCGCATACCTAAAATGGGCATGATAAACGAGTACGGGGAAACTAAGTCGGGCTTAGTTCCTTTCTTTACACCCTCTTACGAAAATATGTTCTTCGACCAGTACGGGATGGCGATAGTAGATGAAGTTAAGCCGTACCAAGCCGAATGGAGGAACAGAAAAGGGGATAAGAATTGGAACATGGGCGGTAAGTCTTGGGTGGACAGGGAAATTGAAAATGCCAAGAATGGTAAGGATAGACAGGACTTGATACGTAAGATGCCTCGCAATATTCGAGAGGCGTTTAGGTATAACAATACAGGGTGTTTGTTTGATATAGATATAATTAACCAAAGGCTTGACTACTTTGTAAACGGCTATCCCGAAGACCAGCCTATGACTTTTGGATATTTTGATTGGGAAGGTGCTAGGTTTAACAGCAAAGTAAAGTTTGTGCCTACAGAAGAGAAAAGTGCCCGATGCCATGTACGTCATTTGCCTTTACATGAACAACGAAACCAGTCATATATAAAAAACGGCAGGCAATGCCCTTCCAATACCGCAAAGTTCCAAGCTAGTGCCGACCCGTTTAAGTTAAATACAGATAGGGTTATCAATAAAGATAAAATGTCCTTAGGTGCTTGCCACGTATATGCTTTGTATGACCCTATGTTAGAGGCAATGGATGCTTTTGCTGGAAAGAATATTACTGACAACTTTGTACTAGAGTATTTCCACCGCCCGCCTACGCCCGATGAGTTTGCGGAAGATGTGCTTAAAATCTGCATATTTTACGGCTGTAAGTGTTTCCCTGAGTTTAACGTGGATGTGGTAGATAAATTCTTTAGGGAACATGGCTTTGAAGAGTACCTACAATTCAAGCGTAAGTTTGCGATGTCGGGAACAGGCTTAACTCTAAAAGAGGATAGGACGCAGTCGGGTAGCAATACCACCGAGCAGTTTAAGCCTGTGTTGATTAGGCACGGCATAAACTATATAACCAAGCGCGGCATGGCTTGTCCGTTTCCTAGAACCTTAGAGCAGTTTAGGGATTTGGAATACAGCAACTTTAATGACTTTGACTTGGTTGTATCGGCAATGTATGGCTTAACTTCTATATTCGATATGCCAGTACAAAAGAGGGTTGATAAAAAGCATGATTTCAAGCAGTTTGTTCCTAGTTTGAACGTGTGGAAGAAAAACTAGAAAGTTCCGTCAAATGGTTTCTTTTTACGCTTTTTTGGGTGTGCTATACCTTGATAGTTTGGCACTCCATCTCCTTTTTCTGCAAACTCAATTATAAGTGCCTTATCGTTAATAGTAGCTATTTTAATAAGCATATCCAATGAAGGTTGCGCATATCCGTTAATGACATTATTAAGGTATTCCTTCTTAACGCCAATATCATCTGCCATCTGCCTTTGCGATACGTTTCGCTCCCTACATACACCTAAAATCGCCTCACCTAATGGCGACCTATCTTTATTTCCCATACCCCAAAGGTAAAAATATTTTTGGAAAGTAAAGTTTTAAACTTAACTTTGTGATATGAAAACATACATTAGCTATCTACGAGTAAGTACCCAAAAGCAGGGCAAGTCTGGCTTGGGCTTGGATGCACAACGCCATATTATCAGCGAGTACGTAAAAGACGCGCCAATAACTACTGAGTATGTAGAGGTAGAAACTGGCACTGCTAAACGCAAGCGCGTTGAGATATACAAAGCCTTGCAGCAATGTAAGGATGAAGGGGCTACGCTTATTGTAGCTAAACTGGATAGGCTTGCGAGGGACGTTCAGTTTATATCTTCTGTGCTTAATTCTAAGATAGAGGTAGTGTTCTGCGACTTCCCGCAGGCAAACAAATTTACATTGAACATCCTAGCTGCGGTAGCTGAATATGAAGCTAAGTTGATAAGCGATAGGACAAAGTCTGCCCTAGCTGAAAAGAAACGCCAAGGTGCTAAACTTGGAAACCCGAACATACTAGAAGCACAGAAAAAGGCGGTAATTGCTAGCGTAGAAGCGCGTAAAGAACAAGCCATAGATAGCCAAAATGCACAAGTGCAGGCATTGGTATTTATGCTGCGCACTCAAGGTAAGGATAACTTAAACATTGCCATGCAGCTTAATAAGGGTCAGTACAGGGGCGCAAGGGGGGCTAAGTTTTCTCCAGATAGAATTTCAAAGATATATGCAAAGGCTGTTAATGCCTAATACTCAGAATACGGCTTTTTGTTGAACCAATGTACATCGCCGTGCTGCATATCCTCAATAGTAATTTCTTCGCCACGCTCACGTTTCGCTCTTAATTCGCGAAGGTTGAATTTGTTTACGTGGGCGGTATATTTAGGGCTTTGCATGGTTATATCTAATAGTGCGTGAGATTGGTCGCGCCTTGTTCCTTTGGGATATTGTGAATGTTTAATACCATAGTCGAAAAGAAGCCTACCGTATTCTTGCTCGTGTATTTCATCATCTGCGCGAGCAAATACATTTCCTTCTGTAAAGTGATGCTCATGGCTTTCTATGGTGAGCATATTTGTGTTGTATATGAAAGTTGCGCCCGCCTTTTCTAGCCTAATACCCTGTATGCAATCTTCGTAACCGCTTATGTCGGCTATATGGTCAAAACCGTTTACGCGCAAGGCTAACTCTAGGCTATGCACAAAGCTGCAACCGTAAAACCAAGATGCGAAGCCAGTAATTTTACCGCCCTGCGGTGCGAATTGAAAACGGCTATCTGTAGATTCTACTTCTGAGCTTATGATTTTGCCGTCCCGTACTACCATGTTACGGTGCTTTTGGTATGCTCCTAACGTAACTACATTGTTATCATTCAAACAACTTTGCACTTGAAATAGCCAATTATCGCTCAACACGGAAAGGTCGTCAACAAAAGCCACTTGACCGTGTATAGCATGCACATAGACAGCATTGCGGGCAGCAGACGCGCTAAAGTATGGCTTAGAAGTAATCATATTATCGCCCTGAATGTATGTAGGCAAAGGTTTTACGCAATCAACCTGTATCGTACTAAAAAGGGACTTGTAGTAAGCAGAGCGTTCTTCGTCCAACCAATAGTCAACCACCACTAATTGTATAGGCATCCCATAAAGCTGTATGTTTAAACTGTCTGCAAACCATTTGAAAAGGTTCTCTTTCCTGCAACTTATATACCCTATTGTAAGCATCTACTTCTTTTTAAATACTGTATAACTATTCTCTCCTTCTTTTTCAAACTCGATGTCGCACACCGCCTTTAGCATATTATATGCCTTTTTAACCGTAGCCCAACCCGTGTCGTCAAGCACTATATAACCTCCGCCAACAACCTTTGGCAGCCATAGCTCTACATCTTGACAACTCTTTTCCTCTGAGTGGTTTCCGTCAATATGCAAAAGAGTAATTGAACTATCAGCAACCCTAGGGGCAACATCTTCTGCTTTTTCTTTTATTACCGACACCCTTCCGCCTACTTCTAACGCTTCTATTGATTTATGGAAGTAATCAAACATCTGTCCAATGTTAGACAGGCTTGCCCACCATTCGTCGTTTTCCTTGCTATTGCTGCCTTCCTGTGTAGCTTCTACTGTCCAAGCGTCAATAGCTACCAAATAGCCCTTGTTTATTTCTTTGTGCGCTATTGCCATAGGAAGTGCGCTTCTGCCTGCAAATACGCCCAACTCAACGCTCACTGGGGTTATATTAGGGTTATCCTCGTGATGCTTTATAACCAACCCGTACAAGTGGCGCATTTTATCTTCTGTGCACCAGCCGTGCATTTGCAATAGGTATGGCAATTTATCTTCTAGTAAGCTCATGCTTTATTCTTTTTTATAGCAGTAAATAATTCGTTCTTGTCAAAATCAACCGTAACCGAGTGGCTATCATTTTCACCTACGTACAGCCTTACAGAATCTGTTGCCGCCACATAAGCACACCCACTTACATAATGTAACCCTTTGTGCATACCGTCATTGCGCAAGGGTAGTTCAATGCTATTCTTAGTATAATATTCTATCTCTAAGGTTTCGGCGTTTATCAATACTGCGCCGTGGTAATAAACCATATTCTCCTTTGTATGGAAAAACATTAGGTAGTAGCCATCAATTAGTACGGGGTGGGTGCTGTTGCAAATAAACTGCCCGTGGTGAAACCAGCGAAGGTTCGGTTCTTTAATTGCAAGCTCGCAGAAAATTTTTTTGTCGTCGTTAAACTTAAATACCTTATAAGGAGAAAGGCTATATATGACATACATATCTTCGCCATTGCATATTACTGACCAGTTTTTTTCTACCTTATTTACAGACCTATCCAACTCAATGGTTGAAATGAAAGGGAAACTTATGGCACTTCCTAATCTAGCTACTCCTATTTTGCAAGTCATTGAATCTTGCTGATTGTTTTCTATAAGAGAAAACGTGCACAAATAGTTCTCGAATGGAATCGGAGAATTTTTGAGGAAAGAATTTGGCACAAGCCTAAAGTCTTCAACCCTTACATCCTTGGGCAATCCTGTAATATTGACTTCACAGTCTTTGCCATTAGCATATACCAAGTGCGGTATAGCGGTGTTGTGAGAATATTTACGCTTATAAACATCCATATTTTTCTCTTTCCTGAAAAGGATTATTTCCGTACCTTGACTGGAAATCACACCACTAGGATTAAATATACCACCGTTGCTATTTTCCACCTCGCCTTCTCGAAACAACGTGCGCACCTTGCATTTTAGCTTTATCTGATTATCGTCTTTAGCATTTTTAGTTTCCTTACTGAACTCAAACATGGTTCTAAGTCCATAGCCTTTTCTATAATAGGCAACTGCTCGGTTATACCAGTCAATAAGGGGTTGTGTGTAAGCCATTTTCCCCGCAAAACCAAATGCTTTATAGTACTGCTGTATGTATTCTTCTTCTGTATTTTCGGAAGCAAACCTAAAAAATATAGGTCGGTAAGTTGTTTGGTGGGGCAGCAACCCTGACTTTGCCGCCGCCACATTGAAACAAAACTCATCAGGCTTTGCGCCCTTATAATCTTCGTATGCGCCAAATCCTTCATCCTTCCATACTTCTATAGCCAAATCAAAAAACTCCTTTACTGTGGGGCTAGGTTTAAAGTAAATAAACGAGGTATTTATCTGTGGCATCTTAGCCGTTTCGCTTATACCAAAATAAGCGGCTGCCTCTTCTGGGTTACACCAAAACTTGTAGTCGGGACGTGAACGAAGCCCTGTTTTGTAGTCGTATATATCATTGCAATAGCTAGTAAACTCCCTGTCCTTATGCTCCTCAAACCATTGGGCGGGGTCTTTGCCCGCAATCATTATCACGTCGCTATCCAAGTAAATAAAAGCTGTGGCTGACGGGCACATCTGCACCGATATATTATATAGCTCTGTTTTAAGGCAGAAAGCATGCTCATAAGCCGTTGTGAAGTCGCTTCTGTGTACCAAGTACTGAAAGTCAAAAACGAGCTTTATTAGAGGCTCTAACCCTGCTATTGCGGATTCAGTGTGTATTAAAGCTATTTTTTGTCGTGGATTGTTGGCTTTTATTGACAATGCTAGGTTTAACGACATATCCCCCCATTCTCGCCTGCCAGTAGCAATAAGTACTATTACGTTCATGGGGCTAAAATAAAGTTTTAAACTTAATTACAAAAGAAAGGGGCAGCAAAATTGCCACCCCAAACCCATTCTATGAAGTAAAAAAGTGAAAGCCTATACGTAGCCGTAGTATCCGTAGAAAATATAGCCGCGCTCTTGGTCGCCAACTACCTTGAACCTTGCATCTATCAACTCTTGACGGTAGCCAACGTATATAGTGGTATAGTTGGTGTGAGAATCGTAGCGGCGGCGCGTTACTAGGTCGTCGTTAATCAATACATCTTTTTGCGGGAACTCGAAACTGTCGTTTAGTTGTACCCATTGAGTGTATTTTGTCATGTTGTTTACGGGACACCACGTATTCAGTACTGACACGAAATCGTCTATGCCTTGGTTTGCGCCCCTAGGGAATAGGTATACGCTTAAGTCAAGTGCATTTGTTTCTTGATAGTACAGTTCAAACACGGGTTGCGCTGCGCCGCCATTGATAGAAGCGGTAGTAGCTTGTACCCAAACGAAATTCTTAACGTTTAGGTCTGAAAATTGAGGCTCGTTTACTGGTACTGTATTTATTGCAAGGGCGAGCGAATCGGGATAAAATTGTGCGTTTGCCATTTTTGTTATTGTTTTGAGTTAAAGTAATACTTCAAGTAAGCAAATGTAACTAATTGAAGTGTTATAATCAAAGTTAAATTTTAGTACCTTTGTTTTAATTTGCTGAAAATCTATGGCACAAGACAACTCGTTACCAAAACCACCTGACAATAAGCCACATTTCTTCCCCGAAGAACTCGACCCATCAAAAAAAGGGAAAGAATATTGCCTACAAATGTGTAGGGCTACCTATTGGTATAACTGGAACGTGGCAAGCGGATTAAATGCTTTCGGTAATGCGCGAAGAAATGACTGGATAGAGAATAGGACGTGGGCAGACGGTAATCCCAACATGCAACGCTTTATACCAAAAATATCTGGCTTAAAGGATGAGCGCGGCGAAGCTGCCACGTATTTAAACCTAGACCTCAAGCCTGTAACGTTGATACCTAAGTTTAGAGATATAGTTATCAATTACATAGAAAAGTTAGAATATGAAGTTCAGGCTACTGCAATTAACCCCGAAGCTGTAGATGCTAAAGAGGAAGCTAAATGGAAGTTGTATGCTGCAAAACAGCTAAAGGCGTGGGCGGACATGAAAGAAGCCGAGGCTGGGGCAAAGCTATTTGCTATGCCTGAGCTTGACTTTGACTTTAACACCAAAGAAGAACTCGATGTGCTATATGGCTTGACCCAAAAAATGAGGTGTGAGCTAGAAATAGAGTTAGGCAATGAGTTGGTTTTGAGCGAAAGCAACTGGCGCATGATAAAGCGCATGCTGTTAGAGGATTTGTTCGACAACGGCGCATGTGCTACAGAAGTGTTTTATGATAGGGTAACAGAGCGCATAAGGACAAGGTATGTAGATATATGCAACTTGATATACCCGCCATTCAGGGGACACTATTTGGAAACTCCTGAGCGTATCGGCTATGTAACAACCATAACATTGGCGCAATTAAAAGCAGAGGCTGGAGATGAGTTGTCAGACCAAGACTATATGAATATAGCTAAAAGCTATAGTAACAAGTTTGGCAATGGAACGTTTCAGTTCCCCAACTCATTTAACTACCAATATATCAATACCGATACGCCATACAATTATTGGATGAACTTTAATATACCTGTTATTACGCTGTATTGGGAAGAAACAGACAGGTTCAAATACAAGCGTGAGGTAGTGGACGGCGAAACCTATACCAAGCCAGTAGATTATGGCGGTATGCGCACTATAAATGAAGCATTTTTAAACACAGATGCAGGTGCGGCTTATATGAAGCGTAACCCTAACTACAAGCAAATGATAGGCAAAAAAACCTATATCGAGGAAGAGTTGGGTAAGTCTAAATATATAGCCAATGGTAAAACGCGCGAAAAGTATGTATATGCTAGCGATGTGCATAGGTATTATCAGGCAAAATGGATTCCAAATACAGAGTATATATATAACTATGGGCCAGTTGATTTTCTTGGTCGCGACCCCAAAGACCCTAAAAAAGCACTTTGCCCAATAAAATATGTACGCATAACCAACCGTTCCTTAAATGAACGCTTACAGCCGTTTGAAGAGGCGAATATATTAGCTTGGTTGAAACTACAAAACGCTATTGCTAAAGCAGTTCCTTCGGGGTACTCAATCAACATAACTACATTAAAAAATGCCATGATAGACGGCAAGGAGTTTCCTATCAAGCATCAAATAGAACTATACGAGCAGCAGGGCAGGTTGATATGGGCTAGCGAAAACCCACTAGATGATACGGGCAAACCCCACCCGCACCCTATACAGGCAATGCCAAGCGGGCTTATCAATGATATACAGGCTTGGTTATTGTTAATGGACAGTAATGCTAATAACATGCGGGCAGTAACTGGTGTAAATGAATTGATGGATGCCTCTACCCCTAACCCTAAGATGTTGGCTGGTACAGCTAAAATAGCTGTAAATGGTGCGCAAAACTCTATCAGTACTCTTACATTTGGTGTAACCTTTTTGCAGGAAATGATGGCTACACACATAGCAGAAGGATTGAGGCTTGTAGTTAAGAATGGCAACTACAAAGGTTATGCTACTAGCTTGGGGGTAAATGTAACAAAGAGTATAGAAGTAACAAGTGAGGTTAGCCCCTTTACTTATGGCATGAAGATAATTGCACTGCCTACGGAAGAGGAGCGCATGGAGCTAAAAATGACCGCCCAACAAGCAGTTACAAATACTGCCGACCCAGTAAAGGGCGGTTTGCAGTATAGCGACTACCTATATATAGTGCATCTAATAAACAGCGGTACAAACTTACTATTGGTGCAGGCTATCATGGCGCAGCGAATAAGGAAAAACCTAGAAACAATGCAGGCGCAGGCGCAGCAAAACAGTCAAGCACAAGCGGAGGCAAACATACAAAGCCAACAGGCTGCATCGCAAATGAAGCTACAAGAAAAGCAGGCTGACGCAGAGATTGAAGCGAAGCTATATTCGCACAAAATTAATGAGGATATAAGGTTGTTAGAAGCCAGTACGGCTCTTAAAACAGAGAACCAAGTGCAGGTAAAAACGGCATCTTCGCAGCTTAAAAAAGGGGAGAAACAGTTTGAATCCGCTTTGGATAGATAATGTGCTGTAAATCATAGCGCAAACTTTTTTCTATTAAAGTTATGTTTTAAGCGGAATTTGTTTTTAAATTTGTAATCAACGTTTTAACTATATGGCAGACGACATAGTAGAAATACTGCAAGAAATGACAGGAAACAGTTCGGGAAGCGACACTCCGCAAGAGAATGTAACAGCACCCGAAACCACTACCGAAACTCCTATCGTAACGGAAACGGTAGTTACTGAAACGCCTGTTATTGAATCGCAGGCGGAACTTACAGAGGTGGCAGACGAACCAATCGTAGAACCCACCGCCGCAACACAGACACCTACATTTTCATTTGAGGAAGAATTTACAAAAAAATTCGGCAAGCCTGTAAATGAATTTGAGCAGGAGTATCAGGCGTTGCAGGTTTCGGCAAACAATGCTAAGAAGTACGAAGCCGACAACTTTGTAAAACTGTACGACTTACTACAAAAAGGCGTTCCATCAGAAACACTGGTAAAGTTCGCCACCTTGGATGTAAGCAAGCTAGATGCAAGGGCGAAGGTTGACCTAGAGTTAGAACTATCGCACCCGACGCTTTCAAAAGAACAACGCGATGCCGTAATAGACAAACGTTATTCATTAAGCCCTTTAGCCGAAGACGAAGACCGTTTAGCTGGCGAGGCGCAAATGATAATGGATGCAAAATCGGCAGAAGCTAAAATCAATGAACTGCGTGGACAGGCTTTAACGCCACAGGTGCAAACGCAGGAAGCAAGTCAAGCTGAATTGCAACAGCTAGAGGAGCAGCGTGTTAATGCTTGGAACAACGACAAGAAGTTGGCAGAAATAGCCAAGACAGAAACCAAACTTAGTGTGCCATTGAGTTACAGCGCGTTTGGCGCAGATAATAAAGTTGGTAACAAGAAGTTTGAGTTCAACTACAAGTTTACCGAGCAAGATACCGCAGAGATTGCGCAATACGCAAAAGAAATGGCTATCAACTTCAATGTGCAGCATAATGAAGCTGCTTATCAAGAACTGGTGCAATCTGCCAAAAATAGGTATATGATACAGAATTTTGGCAAGATTATATCTTCTGCGGTAAGTACAGCAACGTCAAAGTTGCACGAAGAGTATAGCAGGATATATAACTCGCCTAGACCTAGCGGTGGCGAGCAGCCTATCAATACGAACAATGGTGCAAAAAGCCGTCAAGAGGCTACTATTGAACAATTAATGGGAGGGCTTTAATATTTTTTCAACTACAAAAACACAACCATAGACAATGGCAAATTTATCAGCTACGGGACAAGTGAACCAACCCTTTCAGTCCGCGTTCGACTTGCTAAAACCCCAACTATCTAACGTACTTTTCCAAAAGTATGGCGACCAGTTCCTTCCTTTCTTCAACATGGTAATGACCTTGGGTCAAGTAAAACCTGTTGCAGGCCCAAATTTCGGGCACTATGAAGAAGGCTGGATTGCGCGTTCATTCCAAGTACAAAATAATGTGCTAGCACCAGGTACGGGCTTGCCAATAACTGTACAGGTTAGCACGGCAGATGTGCAGACAACTACCAACTACGTATATCCACGTGAGCGCGATTTGGTGAAATTTACTAACCAACTAACTGGTACTATTACCGCCGTTGCGAACCCTTCGCCTGGCGTTTATAACCTTACCATAGAACCGCAAAATACAACTTTTGCATTGCCAGCGGTTACAGCGGGCGAAACCATACAGATACTTTCTAATACTTTTGCGGAAGGTACTAACCAACCTAATGGTCGCAACACGCCTACTATCAAGTATCTTTTTGATACGCAGATAATAAAAGAGGCGTTTGAGATAACTGGTTCAGCTATGACTAATCAATACTGGTATGACGTAGATAATAGCGGCAAAACTGCAATGCCTTATGGTCGCGGTCAGCTAGAAGCTGAATACCGCCAGTTGCTAGCTATATCTCAAGCTATGCTTTGGAGCGTACCTACTAACAACGCAAACATCGGTTCTACTACTATGACGGGTATATTCCCTTGGTTGAACACTGGTTCAAACACGGTTACATACACACCTGGTAACTTCACCATAGCAAGGTTCGACCAATTGAACCGCGTATTTGATAAACGCCGCGCAGGTGGCGAATACTTGTATGCTGCTGGCCCAGACCAATATCGCGATGTTGAAAACGGTTTATCTAACCTATTCACACAGAACCCTAACTTGTTCGGTGCGGACAATATAATGAATAAGAAGTTTGGTATAGCTAGCGATGGCACTGACTACGGTAGCAAATACACCGTTAGCTTCAACTTCAAGGGCATACAGAAAACCAACCGTACCTACTGGTTTACCACTATACCTCAATTAGCTGCTGAACAAGGCGGCGGCGCACCTGGCTTTGATGATAGCTACTACTCTGCGGTTATTCCGTTGGGCTTTGCTACCGACCCTAAGACAGGCGACAAGTTGAGCCGTATAGCGTATCGCTACAAAGAATACGGTGGCGTAAACCGTATGATGAAAGTGTGGGAAGAAGGTGCTATGGCGCAAACTCCTACCAACGGTTTCGATAACGTGAAGTACAACGTGCTACACGAAGGTGGTACTGAATTGTTCGGTATAGAAACTTGGGGCTTGGTTCGTCCAACCTAATCATACAGCATTACAACAAGAAGCCCCTATGGGTAATGGGGGCTTCATTTTTTATACACAAAATCCCATTTTATGCCAATAGAAGTAAACGGCGAATTAGTAAAACAGTTTCAAAGAAAAGAAGGCAGGAAGAAGATAGCCACTTTTACGGTAGCTACCCCGCCACACATAGCCTATACAGATAAGGGACAGATTCAGCTACCTAAAACTAGCCTGAGTTTCCCTACCGAGTACACAAGGATTAACCCCAAGACGCAACAAACTGAAACTTGGAGATACTTTGAAAACAAGGGCTTAAAGGTGGAAGGTGGTGTACAGGTTACTTCATATACCCCCGAAGATATAATCATTGAACGCGGGCAGATTAAGGTAAACTTGATAAGCAAGCCCGACCTGTATGAGTTCTTAGTTAATGACCCTCGCAATCAAAATAGCGAGATGTACGACGCTGAACTGTATGGCGAAGTAGCAACTGCTTTATTCCAAGAGCGACGCAGTAACTTTTTGTACCAAGAGGTAAAAGAAGCTAAGACTTCTAAGCAGAAGTTGTCGGATAAAACGAAGATAGCCGAGTTTACATTATTGATACAGAACGAAGAAAGGTTGTCGGATATTAACGCATACGCGCTTTATAAAGGCTACAACCTAGCGGATAGCGACGAATTGTACGCCAACAAGGAAATGGACGTTATACGTGAACGTTTGATAGGTCAAATGGAAGCTAACCCTGCCGAGTTTGAAAAGCGCATGAACGATGCAGCTTTGACGCTAAGGGCGCGTATAGCTGATGCAGTAACGTTCAATGTTGTAGAGTTTAAAGATTATACTTGGAGATGGCACACAAGGTTGACTGATATTAAGAAAAAGGACATAGTAAAGGTGCAGCCACACGAGTACAACGATAAAGAAGACATACTGCTTGACTTTTTGCGTACCTCTAAGGACGGGGTTAAGTTTGCGGACATAATGAAGGATGAAATAGTAAAGGAGAAAAAGGTTAGGGGCGTAATAGACTAACCTGATTAACATACACCCGAATTATGCCATTGCCGTTACCTCATGTAATGCCAATGGCGTTTTTCTTTAAACACTAAATAAATTGGCAACATCTGCACAAATAGAAGCGGTACAGCAAATACAGGGAACGTATAGCCTAATAACAGGTTCGGCGGCATTTACCGATGTTAGTAATTATGCTAGCTTAGGTTTGGGTACGCCTGCAACCATAAAAGTGCTGCTATATATACAAGACAGCACAGGTGCATTGTTCTATAAAAATGCTGGCTATGACACAGCAAACTTTGCTTCACCCGACCTAGAACCTTTGCTTGGAACAGATACCTATTCGTTTACCTTGCCAACAGACATAACGGGCGCATACTTGACGGGGCAGTACACGATAAGTATGAAAACGCAAGTTATAGACCCATCGGGAACGGTAAATGCGTATAAGGTATTGTATCAAAACATTACGGCTACGTGCAATGGAATTATTGTGATTGGTGAAGGTAGTGTGGCTTATAACGTAGCACAGGTAAGTATTACCGACCAAACGAACTATAAGACCTATACCGCGCTAACCAATACCATTATTTTGTACCCGCCACCGTCTACAGGACAGGCTTCGCAAACTTTGGTGGCTAGTGGCTCGCCTGCAACCTTGGTGTACGCGCCACCTATGGGCACATTCCCGTATACAGGTATTTGGCAATGGGACATAACAAGCGATATAACCTATACCGACACAGTAACAGGTGCATCTACGACTTGCAGGGTTACAAAACAAGGCAGCTTTAGTGTAGAGCAAAGCCAACTGTGTAAAGTATTGTGTTTGCTAGAAAAATATAGGAACGAGTTTTTGCTGCAAAAGACTGCCAAAAACGTGCCTGAAATGACCGAGCGTTATTTGTTGGCTATGGCGGAATACCTTTTTGCGGTAGAAAGCGAAACCTGTGGCAAGCCGCAATCTACCATAGATGCGCATATAGCTAAGATATATGCACTTACGGGTATTGACCCTACTTGCGATTGCGGATGTGGAGATGGCACAAGCCAACCCTTAGTTCCGACAACATCTATAAACGGTACGAACGGAACGAATGGTACATCATTTTTACAGGGCGCAGGCGCACCCGCCAACAACCTAGGTTCTGTTGGGGATAGTTACTTAAATATCTCTAACGGTGATGTGTACCTAAAAACGGGGGCTTCGACATGGACGTACATGGGTAGCCTTTTGGGTGCTACAGGCGCAACGGGTGCTACAGGTGCGGCGGGAGCAAATGGTGCAGATGGCGTTGCTGTTTTATATAACAACTATGCAAATGCCTCTACGGCAGGAACGGTTGGTTTTGAAACACTGGATAGTTATTCTATACCTGCCAATACACTATCTGCGGATGGGGATGAAGTAAAAATACATACTGTATTTACTACTAATGCAACTAGCCCTAGCGCATCTCAATTGGTTAGGTTGACTTTTAATGGAGCTAGCCTGATTAGCACATTGAATACGGGTTTTTTTGCTTCTAATATTGTCAATATAGAGATAAATGCGCGTATAAGCAGGGTTAGCAATACTTCTGCAAAGTATGAAGTAGAGGTGCTATTCAATGCACAGACGCTAGCAGGTCAACAAACAGATAGGCGTTTTATACAAGGTGTTACCACTATTGGTACATTGAACTTTACTACAACGGCTTACACGGTTGCGGCACAAGGGGATAGTGTTGTTGCGGGAGATATAACAAGCGCAGCACTAGAAATTGTTTACTATAAAATATCATAAATAATGGCATTAGTACAGATTATACAGGTAACGAACGCAGGTGGCACATTTGTAATAGACCAAAACAACCCCCCAGACGTAGTATTTATATATGCTACAGGTGCGGTAACATTGGGTGCAGATTTTGTTGTGTCTTTAGGTGGCGTTCCTTCAAATGGAACTACCATAAGGTATATCACGCAGGCTATAGACCAAGTTGTAAAGGGCGTATATGCTTTTACAATAGAGGGCAATGAGATAACAGAAACTCAAATGGATTATCCATTCCAGTATGTATATCAATTTGCCGATGCCACAGCGGGCTCTCAATACTCTTATATCCCACAGCTTGACGGATTAGGTGCATTAAATGGGACTGTGCTTATTGATGGAACCATTGACCTTATAAAATTAGCATCAGGCACAGATGCACAAGTACCTGTTTGTAATGTTGGCGGTGTACCTGTTTATGTGACAATAAGCGGAGATATAACAATAACCAATGCGGGTGTTACAGCCATAACAGCGGGGGCTATCGTTAACGCAGACATAAACGCCGCCGCTGCCATTGCAAGAACAAAACTAGCAAGCGGCACAGCTAGCCAAGTGCTTATAAATGACGGAAGCGGCGTAATGAGTAGCGAGGCGCAACTTGCCACAGTTCGCGGAGGTACGGGACAAGATACAAGTTCGAGTACGGGCTTCCCTGCTGTTGCTAGTGGTACATGGGGTGTAGGCGCATTGACAGAAACTTTAAGATTGGATGTAAGTTTTGAAGTAGGATGGCAAGGTACATACTATATGACCGTGCCGTTCCCTTGTACCGTTACGGCGGCAAAAGCGAGGGTAACAAAAGATTTGTCGGGCACGGATGCAGGTACAATACAGCTACAGGACAATAGCGGAACAAACTTTACAGGTGGCTTAATAACAATCCCGCTTGGTTCGGTGCATGGCACTGGCGTAACGGCAACTGCTATAACTGCGAACAACGTGTTTACCGCAGGTCAAGAGATACGATTTTTGGTAGACAAGCCTACCGATGGCGGTGCTTGTTCTATAGATGTAACAATAACAAGGTTGACACTTAGCTAATGGCACTAAACATAAATGACGTAGTATTCTTCCTGAACTTTATTGCGAATAAGCAACAATCAGGAGCAATTTCGCCCGAAGAGATAAATTCGGCGGCGGCATTTGTCAATTTGGATATACTTAACCAAAAGATAGGGTTGCCCGAAGAGTACCGATATGGTGCACCCGCAGCTAGGCAAGGTTGGCAGATAACGCAGCGCATGACGGACGACTTGCGTTTCTTTGTAAAGAAAGCGGTGTTGTCTAAAAATGCAAATGGGTTCTTTTTATACCCTGTCGACTATGCAGCGTTTTCTTCTGCAAGATATAGGAATGTCCAAAACCAACCCGTAGGCAACCCGATAGTGCAAGAAAAGTGGATTGAAGTAGTAACCGATGCAGAGCTTAACTTGAGGCTTAACAGCGCAATACAGCCGCCAGACCTAGACTATCCCGTAATGGCTTACTATGACGGTGGTATGCAGGTGTTTCCTGCGCAGGTAAGCCAAATAGAGTTAACGTATATAAGATACCCTGTGCAGCCTGTTTGGGGTTATACTTTATCGGCAAATGATGAACCGATATACGACCCAGTAACTAGCGTACAAATAGAATACCCCGAAAGTATGTACCCTAACTTTGCGGTACGCATGGCAAGGTATTTGGGTATAAACATAAGGGAAGATGATTTTGTAAACTATATGCTTCAAAGGCAAACAGCAGGACAATAATGACAAAGGCACAATTAGCAGAAGCGGTATGGAGGTTGCTTGGTTATACAGACCAAGACAAAAAGCCTGACGACAGGTTGATAGCGTTTGCTGCGGATAAATTTCGAGGCACACAAATACCTACGTATGCAAATGCTTATGGCTCGTCTTCGTTGGCTTTGTTCTGCATACCTAAAGTATTGCCGATATTGTTTGATACCCAAAGGCAGCGCAATTATGTTCAGTTGCCATACAGTATACTTGGCATGAGCAAAAACATGGGCTTGGTGCAAGTAAGCTTGGTGCAAGAAGAAGAGGGTAGCTTTGTAGCTGTTCAAAACGGGATGCTGAGTGTATACTCTTCTTTAGAAGCGGGCGGCGGCGCGGGCCGCTATGTGTATTGGTTAGAAGGTGGTAGGATATACTTTAAGTCTACACCGCCATACGCTACCGATATACTAATAAAGGCGATTCCGTCTTTTAGTAGCTTAGGCATGGATGAAGAAATACCGCAGCCGTATGAGTTTGACGGATTGCTGATACAGGCGGTGAAACAAGAATTGCAAGAGCAGAAATTTACACCAGAGGATAAGATTAACGACAACACCACAACGACAGTAGTAAATGGCGGATAATACAACCAATATAGCGAATGATGTGTATACGCTTGCGTATGTGGCACAGTCATGTTTGGCGGATATAAACGAAACCGAAGGCATGCGCTTTATGCAATTCCTAAAATGGAGCATAGACGGCTATCGTAAGTTAAACCTATCATCATTGCTGCCAAACATAAAGAGTGTTATGCTAGACGTAGATGAAAGTACCAATACTGCCAAGCTGCCGATAGACTATATCAGTTATACTAAGATAGGCTTGTGTATACATGGGCACGTATTAAACTTTGCAATGGACGACGACTTGTGTTTGAAAAATGAAACACTTGATGTATGCCCTTGTAATGATGAGCAAACTACCGCCTATATACAAAAATTTGCGGGCGGCGGCTTTGGTACTGGATTGGATAGCGGCGATACATGGTTCTACCCATACTTTCAGCACTATCACAATGGACAATTTACCGCGGGATATTATGGCGTAGGTGCAGGGCGCAGGAATGGTGGCTTTAGAATAAACAACGCAACTAATACCATACAATTTGATAGCTGCGTAACAGCAGACAAAATATTGCTTGAATATCGCAGCAGCGGCTTGGACGGCACTGGTAATGCCATAGTTCCGCAGAACGCTTTGTTGGCACTTCAAAGCTGGGTGCATTATAATAGGTTGCGCTTTAGCCAAGACAGGACAGACAAGATGCAGGCAGAGCAATTTCGCAGGCAATTTGTAAACGAAGCAAGTTCGATGGCGTTAAGAGAAGGGGCGTTGAGCAAAGTAGAGTGGGTTCAACTTTTCAGGAGATTCAATTACCAAACACCTAAGCGATAATGCACGGATTTGATACAAGCAACCCTATTGGTGGATTAGATTTGGATAGTGTAGCGCAAAACGTAGAAGATACCGACTACGTATATGCGCTAAACGTGCGCAATGCCATAAATAATGCAGCGCGAGGCAATTCGCTTACCAATATACAGGGCAATGTAGATATTACTAAATATACGCTACCCTATGGCAGCACATCTACTTTGCCTAATGGGCAAAACAAGTGTATAGGTGCTTTTGAGGACACTAAATACAACACAGTAATATTCTGTGTGTGGAACAGTAACGGCGAACATCAAATATTAAGGTATTACAGGAACAAGACTAGCCCTGCCAACCCATACGGCGAAGTTCAGCAAATCATAAGCTATGACTTCGGTTGGAATAAAGACACGCGCATAACGTCTGGTAATATAGTATATGGCGACCCGCAGGGTACTGGAGCAGGCGACTTGTTTTACTGGTGCGACCCTGTGCCTAAAAAGATAAACTTAGACAAAGCTAATATCTGCGAGAAGTATAAGTCTTGGAATGTGTATCTGCCATTGAGCAAAGCAGGTTCTTCTTACTTTTTTCAAGTAGTAGTGCGCAGGTTTGATAACAATGCGCCTATTGCTAGTATCAATGTAAACATTGCGCCAAACCTTACCATTGAACAGATGTTTGCCAGCTTGGCACAGCAAATAAATGCAGGATTAGGACAATACATAACTGCCGATGCTTGCGACTGTAAGTTGACAATAACCGAAGATGCAGTTAACGCATATAATATAGTATTTACAAATACCGATTTTTATGTAGTACCTGAAAACTGGTATGGACTAAACTTAATAGATAGGTTTTTTGATAGATGTAAGTGGCAGCCAATGAACGCGCCGCAGGGCACGTATATGCAAGATGTAAACTTCTTGCCCAACTATGTAAAACGCAAGGTGTTTCAGTTCAGGCTAGAATACATATACGACGACGGCGAGCAAAGCGCGTTAGGTGTATGGTCGCAAATACCGATAGACAACCTAGCGTGTAACGGCACTAGCAATGAGGCGTTGAATTATATAGATGTAGATTTTAATGATACGGAACTAACTAATGCTACTACACTGGTATTATTGAAGTGCGTTAGATTTGTTGCGCGTGAATTGAATACGGGCAATGATAGGGCAGTAATAGACCTAGAGCCATGCGAGTTTTTGGATTTGGTAAACGGGAACAAGGTTGCACACTTTAAGTTCTACAACAACATAATAAGCAATGCAATCGACCCTGTGTTGGCAGCGAAGCTATTTGACAATGTTCCGCTAGAGGTAAACGCAGAGGAGTTTGTAAAGAACAGGATGATTGAGGGTGGCATAAAGGAAGGATATGATGCGCCTGAGTGCCCTAAAGCTACCTATACTATTGACTTCGAACAAAACCCAAACCCCACTTTATACAGGGTGAAATTTAAGGTAAGGATATTAACCTATGGATTGGGCGATGCAGAGCAGGGTTCTAGCGGTACTGGGAGAAACTTTAATAGCGCGTTTCCTAATTATAAAAAATACCCCTTTTGGATAAGTTCAGACCCAAGTACTGTGTATGCGCTAAATAGGGGAGGCATTTTCCATGACACCACAAGGACAGATAACAACTTCCCTTTTTTCGGAGGCGGAGGCTTTGGCTCTGGTGCAGGTGGCGATTTTGGAATAAGGTCAGGCATGGAAACAGATTTCGACCAAAGGATTCCAGAAGGCGGTTTCCCTATTTATGCGGCAGGTACACCTTATTTCGGCATAAGTAGGCAGATTAGTGTAGACTTGCCAGTAGATGGAGTTGGCGCATTAGAAACCTCTACTCAGGCAAGACGGGATGCTATCGGTAATTACCTGTATTGCAATGGTGGCTCTTGCGGAGATTTGTATAGCGAAGTAGAAATATTATTACCTGCGGGGGAGTATGTTTTTAGGGTAGCATCCCATTGGTGCAGTTTTGGCGATGTGCTAAACAAAGGTTTTATGTATGACCTTAGTGCAGGTCAGAACTACCAAAAGACAAGTACAAACGTACACGGATGCTTTGACCCTAATGGAAATTGGGTAAAAGAAAAAGAGATAAGGATTACGGTAAACTCAGACATTCCGAACGGCGGCACTTTCCTTGTAATGGATTTAGCACCGCCACATGATTTTACTGTAACCGACACGGGTCAACCTGACATTTGGCAGCCCATAAATTTATACCTATTTGATTCACTAGGCAACAGCGACATAAACTCGGATAGCTTCACTGGTGTTGCGGTTGAGAAAGCGGGTGCGTTTTATCAGGCATTACAAGGATGGTATGACGGATGCACCACAGACCACAATGGGTATTTCTTTGGTATAACTGTATTGAACTCAGTTTCGTTTTTGGTTATACGGGCACTTAGTGGACAAAATCCAAATGCGCCAACATTGCCAATAACCATACTTACTGATAGTGCTGTTATATACTACGGTTCACTAACCGACGTTTTTACCAAAACAACAATGCCTTACAATTGGAACAGCAATAGCACTCCGCCGACAGGCAACGGATACTCTTTGGTGTATGGCGCAGTGGCTACCGATACTCCCGATGCAAGGAACATGTGTTCTACTTTTATAAACGGCAATGTATTAAATTCTAACGGAGACGCTGTTAGCGGCGTATTGGCTGTTTATGAAAACGGCAAAACAGGAGTAACGCTTCAAGACGGCTCTTATAGCATCATAGCTTGGGCTGATATGGTTACGGCAAACCTTGCAGCTTTTGCGACGAACAACACACGATTGCCCGCTCCAAATAGGCTTGTTGACGACCTAATATTCCAGCTTAGCGTATTCTGCCAACCTGTATATCCTAACGGGCAGTCCATAAATATTGACATTGACCCATTCGGGCCAAATCCAAGCCAGTATAATCCAACTAATCCATATATAGTTGCAGATTTTATTATAGATGAAAACAACAACCCTGCGCTTAAAGCAAGAAAGAGGGGCGGTCAATACATAGACGGCATAAGGTACTACGACAACGCAGGCAGGCTTTGTTCGGTAGCAAGGTTATTCGATATATATATACCCTTTGAAACAGAAGACTTAAATAAATATTTCCCTAACCAATATGCTCCGAATACATACATACAAGGTAAGCCTGTTATAAGTTGGGCTTTAGACCCTAATTACAACCCTCCCGAATGGGCTGCTTTCTATCAATTTGTTCGTACTAAAAACCTTATATACGGAAGATACTTGCAATGGGTAGCTAATCAAGTTACATACTTGAGTGCGGTAGAAACAGATAATACGCCAGAAATAGAAACAGCTTACGCCAATGGGGATGCTACGGCTATTAAAATATCAATAAGTAATATCATATCTTATCAATCTGCTAACAATGACAGCCAAGTAGGGTATACTTTTGAGCAGGGCGATAGATTAAGGTTAATGGCGGACAGAACGGTGCAGTTTTACCAAGGCGTTAACGACTTTGAGATAACTAGTTACGATGAAACAACGCAATCTGTTATAGTAAAAATAACGTCGGCTTCTGTACAGATAACTTCGGGATGCCTATTGGAGATATTTAACCCTAAAAGCGTTGCCACAGATGATGAGCAGATACTGTATGAAGTTGGCGAAGTTTACAAATGCACCGCGCCAAATACGCCTAACAACCAACACAGCGTAACAAGCGGCACGTTTACAAACGGAGATACATACTGGAGGGGCAGGCTTATTATTGTAAATGACAGCGAAACAAAGTTCGCCGCGGCATATCCTGTAACAATAGAGGATGCTAGCGTTAGTGATTTCTACCCAAGCGACGCACAGGATATAGGCAGGATTGGTTTGATTGACCCAAATTTTAAGCAGATATACCGCCCGATGTTGATGCGTTTCAGCAATCAATTTATACCTTCTACGGCAGTAAACGGATTAAGTAGTTTTGAGGAACTAAACGCCAAAGAACTAGATAGGGCTGACGGACAGATACAGCGTTTTATTTTTACGCAGAACAACTTAGTAGTAATTGGGTCTCGCAGGGAAGTAAGCAACTACATACAGCGCATTACAGCTTACCAAGCAGCTAGCAATACGGGAGTATTATCATTATCGGATAGTTTCTTGGGTACGGATTACGTGCATAGCCAACAGCTAGGTACAGACCTACCCGCTTCGGTTTGTACACAAAGCGGTAAAATATTTGGTTGGACTAACTACATGGCAAACGCTTGGAAATACCAAGGCGATGGTGAAGTGGTGATAAGCGATGCTAAAGTAGCGGCATTTTTCAAGCAACTTTCGGACGAAGGCATAACCGATGCAGTAGCGGTATATGACAGATACCATGAAGAGTACATATTGACCTATTGGAGAAAGCGCAACCAAATACTTTTGGTATCGAACAGCACCCCTGTTTCGGGAGGATACGATATAAGGCTTATTGTAACTGGCAACTATCCCGAACTATATAGTACCGTTGAAGTGCAATTATTGCCAAACGGTAAATCATATACAGGGGAAGTAACAAGTATAGATGGAGCATTTATTGTGGTGCGAGTATTAACTACAGACACGATTAGGTTAGTGCCTTTGAGTACCGTTAACTTGATATACTCTTTACCTGAAACGATAGTATGGTTTGAAGGTAATGACTACACAAAAGGCAATAAATGGATTAGCTTCCGTTCGTATACACCTGAGAATTACTGTGCTTTGGGCGACGAGGTTGTTTCTTTCAAAGACGGTTATCTATGGATTCAAGATAAAAGTGCCACGAGAAACAATTTCTTTACAGCACAATATGACACTGTATTTACGCCTATGTTTAATGCAGTGCCGCAAACGCCAAAGGTTTGGCATTCGTTCAACATAAAGCAGTACCAAGCAAACGGCGGGTGCGACTGGTCGGCTACTATGACAAACCTAAACAATCAACTGAGCCGTATCAATAAGGCGAATTGGAGGCAGTTGGAAGAGTTTTGGTACACCCCGTGTAAGCGTGATTTGACTGACGATAGCGTACCTGCCCAAACAAGGATAGTAAATGGCAGGATGATGCGTTCTTCTACTTTGGAATTAAGGCTTGCGAATGACTATACGGGTGAATTGTTTCTAAATGAGGTAGTGGCAAGGTATCAAATCAGCGAGCGTTCAACAAAATAGCATGGTAATAGGATATGTTAGCTTAGATGTTTTTGTTTCTACCCATACGGGTGTATTTGCAGTATACGTAAGCAGTTCAACGTATTAAGTTTGAAATGATAGCGGCAATGATTATTTTTGAAACAATAAAGTATATGTTATGGCAGATGGATTAGGAACGGCAGGAGGGATAATACAAGGTGTTGCCCCTGTGTTAAACGCTGTACCCGTGGTGGGCTCTGTGCTGTCTATGGCGGCTAGCATGGGTGGTGGCTTAATGCAAAGTGCTGCTGCAAAAAAGCAGGCTGAACAAGCGGCGAATGCTCGTAAGCAAGCGGCTGGATTGCAGCCTAGAAACATACAAAGCGAATACTACAAGAAGCTACGTGCCGACCAAATGGCGGCTTTAAGCGGTATGGCAGGATTAGAACTTGGGCAGCAAAAATTAGATGCGGCTACTGCGGCTAACCTTCGTGCAATTAAAGAAAGTTCAGCTAGCGGGGCACAAACCGTTGCTGCTTTATCGGCAGCTATCGGTCAACAAAATGCAGCGCAGAACGATTTGACCGCTACCGACCTAAGATATAAGGCAGATATGCGCAGCCAAGTAGGCAAAGACCTAGAAATGATTGGCAGCAAGAAGGATGTTCAGCAAGGCATAACAGACCAAAAACAGCGCGATATATTGCAGCAGGCGGCGGCACTTGAAAATGCTGCCACATTTAATAAGCAACAAGGCTTAAATACTGTGTTAGGCTCTATTAGCTCAACAGCTACAAGCCTAGCAAACATGCCCGCGGAACAGCAAAAAAGGGCACAACAGCAGGCATATTTGAATTGGTTAATTAAGCAAGGCAATAATGTAAATTTACCCGCAACAACGGGATTTGAATACATGCCTACTGCGCCAAGTGTAGCGCAGGGACAAGAAATACAACTAGGAATAAATCCATATTCATCACAATGGCAGTAGTCGAAGCAAACGGACTTCCTTCTTTAGCGGAGAACCCTACTAACATAGGGGCAGTATATTTGAGCGACACGGTAAACCCGTTGGACGTTCATTTGGGTAATTTAAAGAAGTTTGATGAGGGGCAACGTGTAAGGCAAGCGGAAAAGTTGGCTTTGAAGCAGCAGGCCATGAAAATGACTGCCGACCTAAAGTATAACCCCGACGGAATACTGCCCGAAGATACCGCCCCGATAAGTGGTATGGCGCAAAAGGTATTTGAGGACTATGCCGCCATACAAGCTAAATACGCAGGAGACGTAGGTAATCCAAATTACGTAGCAGATATAGCCAAGTGGAATGTAGATAAGCAGCGGCTTGATACAGCAATATCTGGCAGCAAGTCATTCAACCAATACCTACAAAAGGCGGCGGATGGCGACCTATCCAAGTATGACAAAAGCCACGTAACAAACATGGCACAGCTTAGGATGTTGCCGCTAGAACAGCGTATGGGCGAAAAAGGGGATGAAGCTATTTCTAAATACCCTTTATACCAGCCTAAAAAGATTTCTCTTTACGATACAGTAAAGAAAAAGTTGGACAAGATACCAAGGGAGCAAAAGGTAATGCGGGATGAAGCTGGCAATATTGTAACTGAGCAATTGCCTTTTGGCAGCAAAGGGTACTATACCGAAGAAAAACTATCCGACCAGCAGCTTAATACCTTAAACTCTGCATTACAGGCAGACTACGATGTAGTGCAAGATGCTACTGATGAATTTAACCTATTGCCACAGGGGAGCGCAAACAGGATGTCAGTAACCGAAGAGGCGAATAGGCGCGGCGTTGACCCTTCTACGGTTATGATAGAGCGCATGACAAACGCAATAAATGCGCCCAAAATCTCTTTTGAAGAGGGCAAGGAGAGTACCGCTCATAAAGAGGGTGTAAAATATGGCTACAAGAAAAAGGAAGAAGAAGAAAAGGCTTCGTTTGTGCTAGAGCAAATGGGCAATATATTTACGGGTAAGGCAAAGGTGTATAACGGTCAAACCGCAACACCTACAGAATGGAATACGCTTAGTAAGGTAGGCGGCGGGGCTTTGGCTAGCCCAATAACCGCAGCCCAAGCGTGGTACTCAAATAACCTTGCAGGTATAAGTGCGGGTAATTTTAACGTGCAACGTACTGACGCTAACGGTAACGTATCACTAGATACAGAGCCAAACATCATTATTGGATGGAAAATTAAGCCTGACGGTACGGTCTTGGTTAAGACGGCGCAGTCTGCGTACACTAAAGACGGCGGTGGTAGCAGAATGAATGGCATGGATATAGATGATGAAGGCTATGTTCCTGTAACAGAAAACATAATTACAGGTATAGCAGTAGAAAATAAAATACCGACTTCTTCTGTGCGCAGTGTGTTAAGTAAAGCAAACGGCTACAATGGCAATGTAGCGAACGTGCGGGTATTGGCAAAAACAAATGAGCCTAGCGTAACGCAACCCGCGCAGCAGCAAAACGCACCAAAGACCACTACTAGAACCAAGATAAAGTCGCTAGTAGGAACGAAAGGCTACGAAGGTTATACCGAGCAAGAGTTGATAGACTATTACAAATCACAAGGCTATAATATACAATAATGGTAGGCGACGAAGAACTATTACCACCACCACCGAAAAGGCAACAACCGCAAGATAGCATTGGAGGTACAGGCGAACTATTGCCTCCGCCTCCAAAAAAAAAAGAAAATATTACTCCCGCTTCTACGCAGCCTGTACAGCAGCGTACCACGCCTTCTGCGCAGAGTGGCGTGTATAATTACTCATGGAGCGGCGGCGACAAAACGCCAGCAAAGCTGTCTGAATCAAAGTACACCAATACTACTTATACCGAAAGTGCACCTTCGGAAGAGCAGCGTATTACCCAAAGCGCAGTAGAGAAAAGTAAGAAAGCTACACAGTCGTTAAAGTCTTACGAAGGCTCACTAAAAGATATAGGTGCTATTGATGCTGCCATGACCTTTGATAACAGCTTTGGTGGCGGTAGTTTTGAGGGAACGGGTAATGTTGCTTACGATGCCAAAACAGACACATACTCCCCCGCTAATGCCTATACAACAATGGCGGACGGCTCGGTGGTAAAAAACTACCCAGACGAATATCTGAAAGAGTTTGATGCACGGTTTAAATCTGCCAAGAGCGAAATAAAAAATGCCACACCTGAACAGTTGCCAGTTATGCTTGAGCAAAAAAAGCAAGCAGCTAATATCGCCGCGCAACAATATAATACAGACCAAGCAGAGTTGGCAAAAGATATTGCTAGCCTTAAACAGATAAAGTCGGCGCAGCTTGGAGAGTTTCAGATAGACGATGCCTTTATGAATGGCATGGCGCAAACTAACGCCGCTATTAGCATTGCATTGAAAGCGGGTGAAAAGGACGACATTTCATTGCAAGATGAACTAGAGCGAATATATGTGCAGCAAATGTCGCAGCCAGAACTAGACAGAAGCATTTGGAATATGGGGGCAGAAATGTTGGGCGGACAGGTTGCTCCAATGGCAACAACAATAGGTACTTCGTTTCTTACGGGTGGCATAGGAGGTGCGGGTGTGGCAATGGCTACTTATGGCACAATGGGATATGGGAGTAACTTAATTCAAGGTTATATACAAGGCAGGCAGCAAGGGTTAGAACCTAAAGATGCTATTGCTCCCGCTAAAGATTTTGCTAAAGTAGGTGCTGCGACAGGTGCTATTGAGGGCGGTATAGGTTTTATAAACCCGTTCATGAAAGCGGGCGGCTTGGCAAACAAGACGCTAGTACAGGGTGTAAAAACTGCCTTGGTAGATGCAGGTATTGATGGCGCAGTAGCTATGGGTATGCAGTATGCAAATAACCAATATGGCAAAAGTCTAGGCTACAACATAGAAGATATGGACGGCGTATTGGAACAAGGTGTTGGCGAAGTTGGGTTTAGTTTGGCTATGAATGCCCTGTTTGGCGGCGCAGCTAAATTAAAGCCTGCCGTTCATAAGTTATTGGTAAACGGATTGGCGCAAAGCGATGTATCTACTATACAAGGGGTAGTGAATAAGGCTATAGAAGATGGGGTTATAGATGCTGCCCGTGGGCAGGCTACATTGAATCAAGTGTTAGATACCAAGAAGGCTTATGATAAGATGCCAACTGAACTACCGCAAGAAACAAGGGATGCTGTGCTGCCCGACATGGAGCGAAAAATTGAACTAGAGAAACAGTTAGAAGAGAAGGATGATGCTTTTAAGCCTGCTATTGAATCTGAGATAGAAGCTGTTAATAGGAAGATACAAGAAGAAACGGGGGCACCGTTGACGCTCAAAGAGCAGAAGGCTTACGAGAAGTTAAAGGAACGTAAAAGCGATAGCGAGAAACCTTTGTTGCCTAGCGAGAAGGCGGAGTTGAAGCACTACGAAGCTAGGGAGAAGGCTGCGGAGAAGCGCGCCGAAAAGGCTATTGAGAAAGAATTAGAGCCAACCATTATTGAAAAAGAAGCTTCTACCAATGAAACTACTACCTCAAGCGAAGGAACGGATGTTGCTGCCGAAGGAACAACGACAGAAGGACAATTTGGAGCAATGGATACGCGAACACCCAATGCTGAACAAGTTGCAACCGACACGCCCCAAATGGAGGCAAATGCTGCAATGGGTACTGGAGAGGCTGTTTCCGTAGATGCCGCTAGTATTTTTGAGGAGCATAGCAACAAAAGGGGTAACTTTGCCAAAGATAAGGTGCTTGAAAAAATGGGGGGGCTTAAAGACAAAGCTATTACTATTACAGACAACTTTGATAGCATGATAGCCGACTTGCAAGCTAGAGCCGACAAAGGTGAGGTAGCATTTAGAATAGATTGTTAAACCATATAGAATGAGAGATAAACTACTAGATACAGCCTGTGTGGCTATTTTTGAGAAGGCAATGGGCTATGAACTTAGCCACTTCCATGTATATAAAGAGCTAGCCAATGCTATGCAGTCGGTTGGTTTCTTTGGTGCGCAGGCATACTTCTTAGCCGAGAGCGACGAAGAAGTTACGCATTATCAAAAGCATGTTGACTTCTTGAACGACATGGGCATACTTGGCAAGACCCCTGCGATAAAGCCACAGGGCGAATACCCGAAATCATTGAAAGATGCACTAAAGGTAGCATACGACAATGAAAAAGACTTGCTTGACTTCTATAAGGAGTTCTATAAAAAAGAGGGCACAGAATACCCCGAAATAGCGCAACACCTATTGTTTTTCATACAGGTGCAGCGCGAGCATGTCGGCTTTTATGCTGATATGATAAACAGGCTTGAAGTAGCGGGCAGCACGGGTGCGGGTGCAATATTGATAGATAAGGAACTTAAAAAACTAGCTAATGGCTAAGAACCCTTGCGTTTATACTTTAAACGGCAAAACATATAGTGAGGCTGAGTTTAAGGCGCACATACTTGAGGGTAACCTTGACGATGTGCTAGGGGGATATTTTGCGCCTAAAGAACCAAAAGAAAAGGCTTTACTTAACCGTGCATTTAAGGGGGATAATCCTGAGGCAGTAAAAGCGGCGGTTGAAAAGCATGGGTTGACCTATGAGCCTGAGAGCAGGGCTAAGGCTAGACAGAACGCTAAGGATTTCATTGCAGAGGTGGGTGAAGATGCGGCGTTAGAAGCCGTGCGCAGAAGCCAAGTGGACGACGGTGCTGCGGCTTATATATGGGCGGAAGCTATAGATAATGTTGGCAACAAACTAGCAGAGGCTACCGATGCGGCAGAAGTGCAGAGGTTAACCGATTTACAAGCCAAATTAATTTCGGAGTTTGATGCCAAGGCACGTAGCGGGGGTAGGTTTATTTCTGCGTTGGACGACATATACGAACGCTCAAATTTCAACTATAACCTTGATAGGCAGGTTAAGAAGTACAAAGAGTTAAATAAAGGCGAGATAAGCCCCGAAGTAGAGGCTAAGTTCAAAGAGCTTGACGAGAAGCTAAAAGACGTGCAGAAACGTTTGGCAGAGGCAGAGAAGCGCGTTGATGCACAAGAGGCGGAAGTTGCCAAGGCAGAAAAGAAAACATACTCGGAAAGGGCTAAGAAAGTTGCTGACAAGGTGCGCACCCTTAAAACTAAACCATTTGAATTTAAGGACAGGGACGGCAATGTTATCAAGCTGACCAAAATGAGTGCGTTTGATTGGAACGAGCTTGTTGAAAATGCTGCGCAGGCCATAGAAAAGGCGGGGAGCATAGCTGACGGCGTGTCGGTTGTAATAGATAACATAAAGGACTCGGACTGGTACAAAGCATTAACAGAGGGCGACAAAGACCGTTTTGCCTCTGAGCTTGGCGCATACTTTGAGGGCAAAGAGGCGGCGCGTACCGAGGCAGCTAAAAAGCGTACCGAGAAATCAATCGGGCAGTTAGAAGAAAAACTAGCCAAAGAAGATTACACCAAGCCTAAACGCAAACCTATTATTGCCGACACGGAGCTAACTAAGCTACGTGCAGAGAAGGCTCGCTTACAAGAGCAGTTCGATAAAGAAATGTACAAGGCGGAATTAAAAAACAGGGATGGTTGGCAGAAGGCTAAAGACCACTTGGCAGATGCTTGGGGCTTACTGCGTCTATTCAAAGCTACTGGTGAGTTTTCATTTCTAGGCGTACAAGGCTTGGTACAAGCTGTGGCGCACCCGACTTATGCGTATAAAGGACTAAAACAGGCGTTGAACAATTTTAGTAGCGAAGCCAAGACCGAAAAGTTCCTTAATGAAATTAAGGCGCAAGATTATTATTCAGCATTAGTAGATAGCAAATTGGCATTAACTAAGCCTGACGCAAAACTAACCGCAAGGGAGGAGTTGTTTTATAGTGGCTACACCGACTTGGTATGGAATACTATAGGCAACGTTATCGGCAAGGGAAACGAAAAAGCAGGTGATAAGTGGAAAGAAATAAACCCATTCAAGGCTTTTGAACGTGCTGCCGTGGGTTATCTTGACACAGTCCGTATAGAACGGTTTTTAGATGGTATGCAGATGCTTGAAATGCAAGGCAAAAAGATTGAAAGCCATCCCGAAGATTATAAGGCGGTTGCAGATTTGATAAACACCTTGACAGGTAGAGCTTCTTTAGGTAAGCGTGGAGAACGTATTGCAGATGGGTTGACTTTAGTGCTTTTCTCTCCTAGAAATTGGGCTTCTATGCTAAAGACAGCATCACCTTATGCTGCGGTATATTTTGGCAGGCTAGCCTATAAAAGCCCTACTGCCGCTAAAATGGCATTGCGAGATTATGGAACATTTGTTGGGCTAACAACTGCTATGGTAACAATGGTTGCGGCTGCATTAGAAAATGACGACGACCCAGAAACATACGTGGAGCGCGACCCTACTAATTCCGACTTTGGTAAAATAAAATTAGGGGATAGGATAATTGACCCGTGGGGGGGCAGGATACAGCAAGTAATCCTCACATCAAGAATGATACAGGATAGTTTAAACAAAACTGAAAAAGGGAATAGAGAAGGTAAGGATTACGCTTTAGGAACTCCGTATAAAGCCCCAACAAGAGGGGAGTTGTTATTACAGCAGGCATTCAATAAACTAAGTCCATCATCAGCCGTTGCAAAAGATATACTTTTTTCTAAGGTTAATAAAGAGGGTGTTAGAGTTGACCCATATGGAAAAGAGTTTACTTGGAGCGACCAACTTAATCCAACTCCAATTACTTATCAAACTATTTACGACCTATACAAAGATGACCCTAGCGCGGTAAATGGACTACTTGCGTTCTACGCTTTCTTTGGTGGTGGCGTGGATGTGAGGGAGGAGAAACCCGAAAAGGAAAAGAAAAAAGCTGCACCAAGAAAAAGTGTTGGCTATTAATTAACTATAGCATTTTACTTAAAGTGTTACTTTAATTGAAAATTGCTATTTTTGTCAAAACCTAAAGCAATGACAATTAGGCGTTCAACAGGAGCAGGGACAGTTCCCGCAGGCGTTACCCAAGCAGGGGACGTAACAACCAACGCGGTTAAAGATACCGTGCTTGACTATTCGGGCACAGAGGCACAGCTTAAAGCGATATTTACTGATACCGAAACAGGCTTACAAGGCACAGCTTGGATATATGTTCCAAGTGCTACACCGCCATTGGCGCGAGTAGTTGCAGTAGAGCAGACGCACCTATTGCTAGATAGGTCAATGACGGGGGCGAGCAGTGCAGCATTTGACAAGGTAAGCGGAACGCTAATAAACTACAGCATATTGAATGACGGCGGCGCAACAGGAACGGTAAATGGGGTTAACCTGCTAAATGGAGAAAGCCTTATCCAAACCGTGCAATACCCTGTAGAGGCGGACTGCTTAGAGGCGGTTTACATAGATGCTTCGGGTACAGATTTTCTAATTACCGAAAACGAATAAGATATGTTGGCAGGCAATGGTACAGGGATAAACGGAGCAGTAGCATTTGGTGGCACAGGTGGCGGCGGCGGTACTGGCAACACGATTACGGTTTCTTTTGCGACTACGTCAGGGCAGAACGACTACACGGCTGCGGATGTACCCGAATTGGCTGATGCTGCGGCTTTGGGCTTGCAGATGATTAGCCTAAACGATGGACTGATAAACACCCTTGCTTCATGGGATGGAACTACTTTGAGCATTGACGCAGGGGTTATAATATCCGATGGCGATTTCGTGGTAGCGACATTCTCTTAGTATCATATAATAATATGATAATGAAATAGTTATGTTGAATATCTTGCCAAACTTTGTTTATTGTCGGATATTCGCATCCTTAAACAAAACAATACAAATGAAAAACATTTTCACCTTCTTATTTTTAATGGCGGGCTGCTTTGGCTATGCCCAAACGGTTAGGGTGTGTTCGATTGGCGGTGATACAGTGCCTTCGGGATTTGGATATACTTCTACTTCTCAATACGTGTGCGGCAGCCAAATCATTGCCAACAATGCGCAGGTTGGTAAGGGCACTTTGCCTAGGGGTGTTAGGTTTGCTTTGTTGAGCGATACGGCGGGTTTGATGTTGCCAAAGGGTACTACTACGCAGATGAACGCGCTAAGTACCAATAACAGCTTTGGAGCGGGGCATAAGGGTACTCAGTTTTATAATACAACTACCAATGAGGTAAATACATGGAACGGTTCGGCATGGACTGTACCTGTTGGCACTACCTACACCTTCGCCAACGGCTTGACGGAAAGCGGCGGCACGGTGAAGTTGGGGGGTAGTTTGAATAGTGGCACAACAGTAAGCGGTATAGGTTACACATTCAAGCAGCCTAGTAGCTATGCTACGTTTATCAATGGCTTTGATACGGTATTTGGTTTCTCGCTGCCTACGGTTGGTTTTTATAAAAGTATAAGCCCAACACTTAATGCTGTAATAGGCATGAGAAATACCGCCGCATTTGGGCAGGATAGTATAAACATAACTATTGGCTATGAGGATTTGACAGGTACGCCAAGTACAAGGTTGTATTTAAATCCGATAACGGGCAATGCGCTTTTACAGGCTACGGGCAATATTAGCTTTGAGTCTGCTGCCATTGTTGACGTTGAAGCCGCTAGGCGTATTGATTTAACATCTGATACAACACGTGTATTTACATCTGACTATAGCTTAATTAGTCAAGGTGGAGGTTACGAGCAATATGCTCAAAATTTTACTACCATTTCTTCAGAAACAATATTTTCAGAATCTAAAAAATATGCCAATGCTACTAGCTATGATGGATTTATAGGCAGGATAGGTAGCAACCCAACGGGCGCACAAAAAACGGCCACAATTAACTTGCAAGATAGTTTAACTGGTAAGGAGATGGGTTTTGCTGCTATTTATGATACGACTTCAAAAGAGGGTTATTCGAATATTTATATAGGTTATACTGATGCTTTCGGAAACTTTGTTGACTTAGCTAGAATAGAAGGTAGATATTTTCAGAATGAGCCTAACAGGGACTTTATTCGAATGAGTCAATTTTGCGATAGTAGCAACGCAAACCATAGCGGTGCATATTATGGCAAGGATGTTATACAATTAGAAGTTAATACACCTAATTATAATACTGGCGATACGGCAGTAGGCACATTTCTTCGCCTAGATACAACCAACGGCGTACAGGTTATAAAGAATGGGCAGCTATTATCGCAGATTAATGCACAGGGCGTAGTTACAGCCAATTCATACCGCATAGCCACAGGCGGCGATACACTAGGCATTATTTACAATGCAGATAGCGGCAGATATGACATAAACAGCAACTTGCCAATTTCTATCAACAACGCTATTACATTCAACCCTGCCGATAGTACCTATATAGGCAATAACTGCGCTACAGGTTGGGCTAGCTATGTAGATGGCTTATATACCAGCGCAAGCCCATTAGTGTTTACAGCTACCAACTGGACGACCCTTGTAAACCATTGCGGCACTATATTGACACCTCAAATGCCTTGCGACATGGATAGCATGTATAGCCGCGCAGATACAGGTATAATAGGCTTGGTAGGTGACGCATATAGTGTCAATATCGAATTTAAGGCCCGACCTAATACCCCTAACACAACTTATATAGATGTTGCCATTGACATAGACGGGGCTGTAGGCTTGGTATATCCGCGTACTTATACGCTAGCTAAGGGTAACAATGTAGAGCAATTTGTAAGTATAAGCACAAGTGTTTACACACTAGATACATGGGCGGCTAATACTGGCAAAATCAAGCTAAAAACATCCGACAGCGTAGATATATACGACTACAGGCTAGTAATTCACAGGCTACATAAGGCAAGATAAAACAGCAATACCATGAAAGAGGAGCTAGAAAAAATAATATTTGAGAAACTTTGCATCAACGAAGCCGACCCGAACATAAAGCACTTGGTAGAGGCACTTATTGAGTACATAGAAAATAGATAAGATATGGCAACGAAATTAAACATCAAAAAATACTATGCGCCTACACCTAAAGGTATGCGTAAGTTAGGCGATTCATTGCTTTTCCTTAGCTTAGGCTTACAGCCATTGACACTAACGTTACCATTGACCGATAATGCAAGGTTATGGGTTAATTTTGGGCTTAGTGCGGCTGGTATATTTGCAAAGGCAATAACAAACTTTTTTGAAGAAACTGAAAAGTAACCAATAAAACAACTATACAATGAAATTCCCAAGCGGCACTACTGCCAAAGACATTATCAATTGGCGCGGATTTACATTTATCAAAACCCATAGCACTAACGCTACGTGGACACCAGCAACAGACCAAAACTTTAAGTTTGGCGGCGTATATCTACTGGATAGTGATGTTGATAGCAAGAACGGCAGCAATGTGCAGTTAACCATAACATCTGCCGCAGAGGTGGATTTTGAAGTTGATAGCTACTTGACTATAAATGATGCCAGCGGTAACGTATATTCGCTGTTGCGCCCAGTTGGCTCGCGCCCCCCATGCAACTAAGTAAATACATAGCAGCAGTATTAATAGCCGCATCGTTTGTAATTCACCTTGCCATATATCAATGGGAGTGGACTTGCAAATGGTTCGGCTATTGCATTAATGACGACCAGTTCCACAAGTGGGAGCTATTTGCTTTCTCGTTAATATGGTGGGGGATATATGCACTTGTGGAAAATAGGTATGCCAAACCGCTTTGTGCGTTTATAGCAGTAATATATTTGCTATCTTTAAACAAAGAGTTCTTTTTAGACCCACACCAAATCTACTATCAAGACTACTATGATTTGTTAGGCGGATTGGTAGCTGCAATATTAGAAGGGGCAGGCTTTTTTACTATGATAAAAAACAGGCTTCTAGCAATTAAAACGGAGTTAGATTTACTGTGGAGAAAAAAATAACACTAGGTAACGCTAACGTATAAGTTATGATTAAATTTGTTGAAAGTAAGGATATGACCTTGACAGACCTTTTTATACGCCACTTAGATGATATGTTCGCATTTTCTTGTGGCGTTACGGGAACAATGCTAGCTATCACTAGCGATAACCCTATCATTGTTTGGTTCGCTACTCCATTAGGGCAGATTGCTAAGTTTGTAATAGTATCTATCGGAGGTGGATTTCTAGGCATGGCAGGTAAAAAGCTGCTTGAATTATTCTTAACTTTATGCGAAAGTGCGTGGTTCTATTTTAGGGATAAGATGCGTAAACGATTTAAAAGATAAGGCTTCTTTTTTGGTTATTCATACATGGTTTAGGGTTAGGCGCGGCGTGGTTTCCGCGCCTTTTTTGTGTGCTAATGAATCCTAATTTGCTTATTGTTTGGGATGAAATAAAAAAGCAGCCCTTACTAGGACTGCCGTCGACTGCTTTTGCCCGATGATTATATTTAAACTATACCATTAGTAAAATATACATCGGAGCGCGTCTGTTTGTGGTTATCTTTTCATATCTGTCAGTTTTGTGTTAGTAATGGGTATGCTTTGCTGTAATGGAGATAGTATAAAAACGCGGCACTATCTCTTTCTTCCTTTGTTCTGTATTCAGCAACGCTGTCAACATTGAAAGTAGAATATTGCCATTTAAGGGTGTTTCGCATCGGCTCATAGGCATTTACTTTGGTTAGCGTACAATTCTTAGTGTCGCCTTGATAAATACCAACCCCGTAATTGCTAGGGCTGATGAACGATATAAATATGATGTAATAGTGAATCATGGCTTATCCTTTATTTGCTTCAAACACCGCCTTAAACTTATCATAAAGTACATCTTGCGCTTCTTCGTTATCGGTCATGCACTTTACTAGGTCAAGTAGCGAAATTTCAAATTTGCTATCCTCTGCCAGCGTGGGTACTTTGGGCTTTTGGCTATCAAAGTGTGCCTGTGCAGCTTGCCTTGTACTAAAGGCCTTGAATCCTTTATAATCATGGTTTATGTATTCTGCTAAATCTTTCGGTATATCTACCCATTCCCAAGGCTTGCTACATTCATTATCTATGCACCATATATTATCGCCGCGCCTTATACTTACGCCGTCCTCGGTTACGAATAGCACCTCATCTTGCTGCTGCGTGTTGTGGGTAATGAAAGTGGCCGCTGGGATGATGGTGTAGCCTGCGCCACGATAATAGCCAGTGCTTCCAAATCCAAACTCGCCATTGTCAAAAGAAAAGCAGCTTTTTTCTCTATAAACAAGCCATTCATCTTCGTTTTCTTTAGCAACGTTAGAGTTGTATAATCCTAATGCAGCCTCCCACTCAATAGCATCTAAGCAGGCTATCGCTACTCTGTTTTTCCAACAGTAGTCTTTTGTGTACTTCACCTCAGCTACATTCTGTTCCATAGGGCTGCGTACATCCTCGCCCGTGTGCTTAAAGGTTCTGCCGTTGATGCTGTACGTGTTATCGTCTATTTGTTTTATTTGTAGCATAGGCTTAGGCTGCGGTATTTCGGGTTGTATCGGTTTTGCTTGCTCCTTACCATAACTAACCCCAAAGTGCGCAAATATCTCGGCTACCGTGGCTTTGGTGAAGCACTTATCGGATGCATCATACTTACCACTAGGGTAATTATTGTTATCCATGAAATAATTACAAACGCTATCTCTATCTCTACAAGCCCTGTATAGTTTATTGTTACTGAAATGCGTTTTCTCGCTACCTAAACACTTCCACCACTCGCCAGCAATACCGTTCGGCTCGTCCGTCATGGCGGCAATGGCTAGGAATAGGTCTTTGTTGTAGGTGGGTAATAATATTTGACCATACTTACAAGCATCGCTTCCATATTCTACAATGCTGTCAATATCTGTTGCATTAGTGTTTATGTGTGTTCTTCTATTGCCAAATACATCTCTTACCTCATACCCCATTGCCTCAAGCAGCGGTTTCAGTTCGTTGTATTGCGCCTCGGTGCAGGGCATTGATACTGGTGTGGTGAATTTCATGTTATGGTTATTTTTCACACAGAGTAAAGCACATATCCATTTGTCCCTTAGCCCTGTATTCGGTTAATGTAATTGTTTCAGATTTGCAGCCCTTAGCAACCATACGCCCCATTTCGTTGCTAGTCTTTCTATCAATGGCATCTTCTCCTACAATCAATGAAGCTCTGTTGCATTTAGGGCAGCTTATAATGGTAATATTTGGTTCTTTCATCTTACGGTTTGTTTATTGGTGAGTTGATGTTACTTGAGTAGTTCGCGGTTATCGTGGATATTGCCTATTATTTCAAATCGTTCATCTCTTGTCTCATCTTCAAATCCTATAGTAGCAGAGAAGTTTGCAAATCTTCTTGCTCGTTCACCGTCTGTATATTTGAAAATAAAAGACGCCATGTGTTTGGCATATTCAATAATTCCAATTCGAGGCTTATTATCGGCATGAGGTAAACTTGAGTGTCTTGTAAGAATTGCTATATCCCCCTCATAAATCTCCTTACCGTTATTGTCTGCCAACCCAATAAATTGCCCAACAGTTTCATGTATTACCTCGTACCAATCGGGGCTATTTAAAGGTGCATTATTACCCCTGTCAAAAATGTACACCTTATCTTCTATGTGTGCTAAATCACCTATCAGCCATTCGTGCGGTGCGCCTTTGCGTTTTGCTCTAAATTTTATCGTTCTATTCATCTTTCATTCAGCAATGCTGCGTTTTGGTTAGTTAATCGGTTCACTTGCATTATGATTGCAATGGTGGCATATTTGATACTCGAAATCAATCTCATCATAAGTCCTTCCGAAACATGGGCACTCGTGATAAAGACCATATTCATCATCATCTTCGTAGTCTGATTCTCCTGTGTGCATATCCTTCTATTTATGCTTGCGCGGTTAGGTTAAAGTGTTACGGTCAATCGCTAGCCCTGCATCTATCAAGCCGAATAGGTCAATTCCCCATGATAGCATTTTATGAGTTACAGCGGCATAAGTAATCTCATTTTCAAAACCTTCATGGAACGACATTTCTATATTGTGTAATATGATACCCTCTGATTCCGTAACATCCTCTATCCTGCGAAGTATTGGCTTGATTTCTTCTATGTACTTAAATGCTGTATACTCTTTGTACTCAACTTGGGCACTTCTGTTTTGAAACCTATCTACAACAGCAATAAGCCTAGCAGTTTCGTCTTTTTTTAAATCTAAAACCTCACATCCAACATACAAGTGCAGGTAGTCTTTAAGTTGTTTCATATCTCTCGCGAGGGTTGGTTAATGGTTAATAGCTAATTGATTGCTTTTTATTAAAGCGTCTATTGTCTTTTTGATTTTCTAACAGATGGTCTTTTGTTTTGCGACTGTTCTTTTGCTGTCGCCCACCTGCAATTGCTTGGCTCGTAATCGCCATCGTTATTTATCCTGTCAAGGCTATGCTTGCTTGAAGGCTTTTCTCCCATATCACTCAAAAAGTTTTCAAAACTATCAATCCATCTTTGACAAACCTTTATGCCTCGCCCACCATAATTTTTATGGTGAACAAACTTACACCTACTTATCATACATAAATAGGGTGAATACAAAGGGTGCAATCGATGCTTATTTCTTTTCGTTTTACATCCACAAGACTTCACAATGCCTTTCCTTATATTTGAGGTTAAAACATTCCTTATTTTCCCACACTCGCAAATGCAATCATGATAATATATAAGGCAGCCTTTTTTACGAACCCTTATTTCATCTGAAATAACTTCAAGAAAATGGAATTTAGTTCCTATTGGTATCTTCGGTAAAATTTGCTTCATTATAAAAATACCCGTACATCGAAAAGACTATCCACCTGTGTTAGATAACACAAGGGCAATTCGATGACGGGATATGTTTATATATTTTCATTGGTGGATAGTGCCACAAAGGTAGAATGATTTTCGGTACTTCCAAATTTTTGCACTCAATTTATTTTCGTAGATTTACATAGCTGTTGAGCAATTCCGCCACAGACTAAAACAATAAACATGGAAAGTAAAATCCAAATTGACATTGCAGAGGATAATCAGCCTGTAATAATCGTTGCTCCCAAAACATCATTTGATGTACGCGACAAAATGGTAAAGCGCTTTACCGAAACATTAGGACACCAGTCCAGTTGGTGTACGATTGAGTTTCAAGAGAACGGAACATTTGAGATACGACCATTGGCACCAAGTGAACTAAAAGAACAGGCTAAGTTAATGAATGACTTAGCAGAATCGAATTAATAACCATAAGCCCTGACTAATTGTTGGGGCTTTATTTTTGCCAAAGAAGACTGAATAAACTATATTGCAGAATGAGAAACATTCATTATATCGTAATTCATTGCACAGCCGCGAGCGCACAACAGAAAACTTCTGATATTATCAACTATTGGAAAACTAAATTAGGGTGGCGAAACAATGGCTATCACTACCTTATTAGTGGGGACGGTACGGTTGAAAACCTTACACCTATTTCGCAGCCTTCTAACGGAGTTGCGGGGCATAATGCTAACTCTATACATATTTGCTATAAAGGAGGCTGGAATGGCACGGATACGCGTACAGATATACAAAAGGGGGCATTACTTAGAATATTGAAAGACCTAAAACAGGACTTCCCTAATGCAATTATTTTAGGGCATCGTGATTTAAGCCCCGACCTTAACAGGGATGGTAAGATAACGCCTAACGAGTGGACAAAAAAATGTCCCTGTTTTGATGCTAAAACCGAATACGCTCACCTATGAAACAAAACCCCATAGACTACATCGGGCAAGCACTAAGCATAGCGGAAGGCATTACTGATATTGTAGAGAAAGCGTTACCTAGCGAGCAGATAATACTTGCCCGTATGAAGCTGAATGAGGTAGCTATTATCGCTAAATCACAACTCCGCGCACGTAGGGCTAACAACAAGGCGAATAGGCTTAAATGGAAGGGTATAATGGAGCATATAGACCGTACCTGTAAGGGCTTGGATATAGCGGAGCAATACGGGCTGAGTACGGATAAGCTAAAAGCCAACCTTCAAAAGCTGGTTGATTCGCTTGGGGAGTTGCAGGTAAATTGATACTTTTACATAAACAATCAACTATATGAAACAAACCATCCTAATCCTAACCGCTTGCCTTGCATTGGCTAGTTGTGCATCTTTAAACCCGACACCATTTATTAAGAAGTTCACTAAGAACAACGTTGGGCAAGCATATTACAATGACACCACCAAAACGCTTACGGTGCATTATAGCCAAAGCGAATTGTGGGAGTGGAAGAAAGCTAAGGCGAACGGTATTACATCGGCTAATTTGTGCGTGGATGCTGTGAAGGGCAACGTAACAGGCACGGTTGTGTTTGATAGTACCAATGTGATAACGAAACAGTATAGCGGCAAGAAAGCTGCTAAGAAATAAATCCCTTTTCCAAATGGTGGGGCTAGCTTACGGGCTAGCCTTTTTTGTTGCCCCAAACTTCCGTAGTTTCTATTATTCCGTTAAAAGTAGTAGTTACCTTGTGGTTGTGTACATAATAATCCTTCGCCACCTCCGCACACACCGCCACAATCTTGCTCGTTTCGGTACTGCCGTTAGCTTCGTTCAGCAGCGCATCTACTGCGGTCTGCATTTTATCTTTTAGGGTCATGGGTTAATACTTTTTGCCGTGCTTGTGTTCACGTAGTGAGTTAAACCGCATCTTCATTTCAACATGCGATGCTAGGTCAATGCCTTTGAAGCCGCACATGTCAAATACGCGAATTACAATGTCCGCCATTTCTTCTTCAAATGTGCCTTTGATTTCTTCTTTATAGTTTAGGGAAAAAGCTATGCCTGAAACTTGCTCTTGCATATACTTCATACCATCCTCTTTTAACTTGCAATATCTACCTTTCCTATCCGCCTCCAACGCCTCGCTTACTTCGCTATGTATTAGTGCCAGCATTTCGCCGATATTCTTAGGTTCATCGTAAAAACCTTTCGATTTAGAGTTTTCGTGTGCCTCTTTGCACAATGTGTTTAAGTCTTTCATGTTATTTATTTAGCAGTTTATTAATTGTATTCAGCCTAACATGCGCCTCTGCAAGTGATTTATTTTCGGGGCTATTAACTATAGCTAAAAACATGCGCTGCAATATTGAATTAAGAGTGCTTATGTCCTTCTCTAAGGTTAAGCGTTCCTTTTCTAGCTCCTCCATTTCTAGCACATCACTCGGTTTATCGGCAACGTAGCTGACTTGGTATGGCTTTATTTCTTCGCTCATAATTATTGAATTTTTAGTGCTTTCAAATAATTGCCTACACCGCCTGTATTGACAATTTTGTTTGTAATGCTATCGTATTCGCCTATCAATGATGACCTAAAATATTTTTCTCTAGTAACATGAGTAAATCCGTTAGATAGATTGGTGTATGAAACAAATCCATTGTCGGCTCTTTCGACACGATAAAATGTAGTATCAAATGCATATGCGCTAGCATATACGTGCCTATTTTTCGTAGGGGAGGCTAAATGATAGTTTCCCATAAAGTAAACCGACACCAATGCAATAGCTACACTAGCTAGTAAGATGGCTAATATAACACCTGTTGTTTGTAATAGGCTTCTCATAACTAATCCTTTTTAGGTTCGATAAATAAGCCCTTGTACTGCTCTAGTAGTTCGGACTGCTCGGCTAGGAAGCGTTCGGCGGTGGCGCGGTCTTTGAAATTTAGGATAGTAGCAATATCAGTTACCCATCCTGCAATCTTCCAATTATTTTCTCGTAGTATAATGCAGTATTTTTCATGCCTAAGTAAACTATCCGCCACCCAATCCCCATTATACACAGGCAAAAGTTGCGTTATCATGGACTGTGCCAATGCGCCACGGGCTTGAGCTTCGGTGCGGTAGATGTTTTTATTTGCATCTAACGATACTTGATTAGCGTATTTTACGATTGAGAAATCACCTGTAAAATACCCTTTTACTTGCCCCAACCCCTCCCACGTAATTTTCTTCGGCTTCTCCAGTTCAGGGAATGTCGGCAGCAACCAAGCGTACTGCTCCTTATCTTTTTCGTAAAGTGCCTTGGCCTGTTCTAGGCTTAGTTGCACGTTTCTAGTTTCTGTACTCATATCTTTTTTAGGTTTGGTATAGTGTGAAATTAGTTCGGGGAGGGTGGCGCGGCGGAAGTGTTGTAGGTTAGTCCCGCTCCATCCGTTTTTATCTCCTTTATCATCAATAAATGCCGCACCATTAATTGGATTTGTGGCAACATAAATCTTTCCTACTGTAAATCTATTCGTGTTGTCGGCGTTAATACACACCCAATGCTCCCCAGCGATACCAAACTCCGCATCGGTCATTGCCGCTATTGCTAGGAACAGTTCGGGGTTGTAGTGGTCTATGAAGTGGCGGTAGTGCCTATCTTTTAGTTGACCTTCAATAAGGCTAAAATGCAGAAAATTGCCCACAAAGTTTGTAGCTATAACAAGCCTATTGGAAGTTCTAGCATCATCTCTATACACATACCCCATCGCCTCCAGTTTCGGCTTTAGGCAATCGAATTGCTCTTGGTTGACCTGCATTGATACGGGCTGTACAAATCTGTAGTTGTGTTCTTTCATACTGTTTCTTTTTAAAATGGGTTATTAAAAGGGTAAATCATCATCTATGGTAATAGTATTACTTTTCCTACCTACAAAAAAATCATAGTCATAAACTACATCACGCACATATCCGCTTGGCTTATTAATCCATTCATTAAAATAAACTATTGGATATGCTTTTTGCTTGTACTTAATAAAGTGTATAATAGTATGCGGTAAATTTTTTGGCGAATACCACCTACTATACCAACCCATACCAGCCGACTTGTACCACCTTTTTAGATAGCCTTTCTCATAAATCATGTATAGCAAAACGGCGGCGTATGCTCCATACTTGCTAGTGTCATGCGATATGTATCCGTTTATGTTAACTGTTATCTGTGGATTTTCATAAACCTTCTTCTTAGGTTGATGGAAGTAGTAACTGCCTACTTGGTACTTTTCAAGTAAAACCCACATAGGTCGTTTATACCAACCGTTATAACAATTTCTGCAACTATCGGCATATTGATATCCGTGATAATTATAACCAACATACACACCACTACCGCCGCAGGTATAGCATTTCTTGCCTTCTATATGCTGCACATCCGTACATACATAACTGCCAAACTGCTTTATAACCTTGTTCTTTACAGCATAGTAATACTCATTCTTTTCGTACCTATTGGCTTGGTTAAGCAACCAGCCCATTAAATATTTTAGCATAGCTATGCTTTAAATGGGTTATCTAAATGGGGTTTGGTTATTGCCGCTATGTATGCAGCATATTCTTCTTTACTAAACGGCTCTAATTCAGCTAGGGCGCGTATGGCATTACACTTATCAAATTCGCTCATATCGCTAGCCTCAATAGCCGCTTTCTTATCGTAGTAATCGCGCGTGGCATAGTGAAACTTGGTTTTCTTGTCTACCAAGTCAGGCTTATCAACTAACAACCGTTCCATTAAGCCCGAAATCTGCTTTTCGTTCACCATTTTCACGTCCTCATAGTTATTCTGCAATAGGAGCGCTTTAAGCGCATAGGCTGCATTGTAGGTGTAAGTAGTGGCAAGTTCTTTTTTCGGCTCAAAAAGGTAGCTTGTGTCGCTTTCTCGGATATAATCTTCGCCGACTTGCACTAAATACTTTGTTTCGCCCCTTTCGGCATCAATCCTTTGCTGCTCCTTTTTATGTTCTGCCAATTTCAAGTCCTCTGCCAGCGTAAGTCTTTCTTCTGCATAGCTTGCAAGTGCGCCTAATATTATTTGCCCATCTAGCCTATCAAACAACTTGCCGCCGTCTAAATACTTGCCAGTCTTTATACCGTCAAAACATACCTTGAAATCGGCAATCTTGAAATAGTAATGGCTAGTTAAAATTAAATCCACCGTTTCTGCAACCTGTGCGTCTGTCATTGATTTGCCTACATTGAAAAACTTCACGAGGTTGTTTACTAGTTTAACCAATATAGCCTTTACTAACACCTCACCCTCTTTTAATCTTATGTAAGCCAATGCAGGTGTATTACTCATTATTGCCTCTATCGGTGTAGCGCATTTGATACTGTCGTAGTACTTCATCGGCTGCGTTATCAATGGCACTAATGTCGTGTCCTGTACGTTTGCTAGTTGATTGTTTCGCTCCATTATAGTTATTGATTTTCGGGTATTTTATTGTTGCAAATCCGCTTTCTATCGTGCTGTAAAGTATTTCAGCTTGTTGTTGTTCAGAGTATTGTTGCAGGCTGCTAATGGTTCGCGCAATGCTATCATATACCTTAATTGGGTAGCCTAAGTTTTCCCTATATGTAAGGTACTCGCTCAAGGCATCGTAAATTCTAGGTGGCAAGAACGAAAAGTCGTAACCTTTTCTCTCGTAGCTTGCTATGTCGTATTCTAGTCGGGTGTGCATGGTAGTTAATTTATTATGTTTTCGGTATCATTTATAAATTCTAGCCAATCTTCGCAAGGCGGTAGGCTTTGCATATAGTCTATAAAGTCAAGCTGCTTTTGAATTTCTACTTCGGAGCAATTGTTGTAATGGTAGACAGGTTTCCACAGAATCATTTCCTTTTCACCGTAAACTTTATGGATATATTGATTTGTCCTAGCTATCCATTTAATAAAATGTGCTCTTATATGCCTACTAAACTTATCTCCATGTAATAACATATTATCAAGGTCGTTTATTAGGGTAAACGGGCAGAATGATTTCTTTTTCTCAACTATTGCATGGCAGTTCTTGCAAAGCGTTTCTAAATGCTCATTTGAAATCTCCCACGGATTACCTTTGTAGGCATTGTGGTGTATATGAAGCTCTGTTTCTATATCTCCGCATCTTAAGCAAGTAAATTCATCCCTGCTTAATATTTCAAGGCGTTTTCTTTGCCATCTAGGGTCTTTTAATTTCTGTAAATACCATTGTGTTGCCATAGTAAATAAAAAAGCCCTTCTTATCTCTCAGCTTGTTACTTTGGCGGCACAAACGTTGATTTAAAAAGGGCTTTAATTTTTATCAGTAATTACTCAGCCGCCAAGATGAGTATTGATTTCAGAACGCGCTACAAATATACCGATTCTTAGCTAGTCGGCAAAATTATTGGCCAGTATTTGCATTTTTTAAATGCCAAGTTGTAGGAGCCATTGAAGGTATATGCAGCTTGTGTACTACCCTATCATCAAATCCATATTTTTCGGCTTGTTGATAATGCTTGTTGGCATCAATTTCGTGATAAGTTAAGCTCATCCAACCTTGGTCTGACTTTATCATGCCCGTTGTGCCGTGCCATTCTTTACCACTAAACACAACACTTGTTCCGTTAAATGTGCAATCTCTGCCTGTTGCTTCCTTTACTGCATTGCAAACGCAGCAAGAGTCCATGCCTTTGAAAGTAGTGCCTTTGAAATGACTTGCTTTGATTTCTAGTACCATTTTGGTTTGATTTTATAGTTTATAAATAATATTCTTGGCTCGCTAAAAGATTATGTTTTTCATGCTATGCGTTTAATTCGTTCTAATAAAATACATTTTGTCCTCAACCTTTTTGGTTGTTACACTTATGCCAGACCTGTCAGCTAGCAATTTGCCATACTTTCGCATCCTCTCAATAACTATAGGTCTAAAATTGTGCGTAAGGAAGGTCTTGTCCCCTTTCCTTTTTAATCCGCTAAAATCTAGCTCAGGGAACGAAGTCTGCTTATGTTGTTTAGATTCTTTAATAGCAGGCAGCCGCTTTTCATGTTCAGCAAATACTATGTTTATGCCGTTCACCTTAGCGTTACTAACAATGGTACTAATAGCACTACATGTTAGATTGAACTTATTGGCAATGTCAACTTTTTTGGTTTCTGGATTATTTACCCAGAAATCAACCACATTTTTATAATCGCTAAGTGTTGGACAGGCATTAGTGCCAACATATCCATCCTTTATAAACCTCATACCTTCAATTTAAAACGTTTAGCAATATCTGCGCGGTGTTCGGGTGCAATATGGTATTGCATGTATTGTATCTTGCCATTAGCGTTAAGTTTTTTGGTCTTAACCACAGGTATGCCATTCGAGCAAATATCACTAATGCGACTACTGACGTTACCTATTGGCGCACCTTTTAGCCTTGTTTTCTTATCTACTATTGTGCCGTTTAGCATCAATATCAATATAGCCTTAACCTGCGCTGCAAAATGCGCCCTGTGTTCATCTAGTATAGCTTGGGATGCGGCGGTCTTTTCTTTTTTGTGGACGCGAATTGGCTCGGTGTAATTCATTTTAATCCATAAGCTAAGGTACGCCCAAAAATCATCACCAACTTTACTTTTACTCCATACAAACATACAGCTAATAGCATCGTGAAGTGTGGGATATTTTTCATCTAGTACCTCTGCGCCTAACCTTTCGCACTCATATATCGCTATATCCCTGTACAGCTCAGGCAGGCTTTCTAAGTGTTGTCGTATTGTTTTCATTTTTGGTCTATTTGGGTTGCTTTTAACAACTTGGCATTATAATGCAGGGTATAGCACCTAGCAGAGCAATACCCAAGCATATACACGCTGCTATATTCTCCATATTGGCGTTTAATTTTTATCTCATTTCGCTCTATGTTACAATAAGGGCAATATGCACCTCTTTTATTATTAGCCATATCATTTTAGCAGTACGTTGCCAGCGTTGGTTTGTTAGTTAAACTTTAATTCAGAAAATTCAAATCCTGTTTTTAGCTCAAGCTCTCTCACTACATTATTAAGATGCGACACGTCATATTTTAATGCTATGCCATCGTGGTATCTTTGCATCGTCATCCATATGTTTATACTAATATGTTGCGAAATAGCAGCATCTGTCAATATATCATCTTCTCTATTTTCCCTAAGAAGGCATTCTATAGATGCTTTGCTTTTTTGGTGTGAACCATCTTTCATATGTTTGCCGACCGCACACCTATTACCATTTGCACTCAAGTACAAGCACAATCCTTTTTCAAACGAGCAGTTGTCGCTATTTTGTTTATAAGGCAATAAGGTGTCAAGTATAAAATCTCTAGTCATAATTTAATCATTTTTAAATAAGGGCGGCATCATAGCCCCTGACCTCTACTAGCCGCCCAGCACTATGTCAAATCTTACGTATTCAGTAATCGTACCGCTTTAAGTACCCTGCCTGTTAAAAAGTCTATATCGGCTTGCGGTATGTCAAATTCAATCTTGTTAAGGTTCTTGTAATGACCGCCGTCAATTAGGTATGGCAACTCGCTATCATGTGCATTGGTTACAAAGCGATATTCGTAGTCATTAGGCATCTTGCTAGCCAAGTCGCGTATTGCCTCTAGTTCGCTTTGGTACGGGCAGAACACTATTAATTCAGCCTTGTCTACACCTAGTAGTATTGCGTTGCTAACTAGCTGCCAGTAAAACTTATCACCATCTTTATGGTTGTACTTAAACGCATCCACAGTTAACGCTTCGTGCAAAATCTCTCGCTTCTCATTTCTTGCCTCATCTACTAGCCCACAAAAAGAACCCATTGTAAAAGGGCATTTAATGTCTCCCACAAAGCCTTCGCGCTTAACGTCAGGTGTGCCAGCCCATTGGTTAATAGTAGGGTGCTTTAGCGTTGTATCTCCCATAGGTGTGTATTCAAGTCCTAACAAGCCGCTAGTTTCAAACACATACTTCTCGCACAGCTTGCCCCATAGTGCCGCCTTAGCGTCTTGCTCTTTACTTAATGGTCTGCCAAGCCTTATCTGTTGCGCTACTTCTTCAATGTAAGTATAAAACTTATCCGAAGGGCTTTTTTTGTCCCTGCCGTTGGCAGCAAGCCTTACCATTTGGCTACTGGTAAAGCTGATGTTACGGGTTTCGTTGATGCGTACTAAGTCCATTACTTGCTAGCTAGGTCTTTTTGAAGTTTAGCGTAGTTCTTAACTTCTTTGTTGGTTAATATCCGCTCGGCGTTTGCTTTGTCGGTTTCGCTCAGGCTTTCTTTTTTCATGTCGTAAAGAAGTTGCAAGTCCTCAAATGTAACCTGTTCATCTTGCTCTGCGCCTGCATCTACATATTCAACATCCATAGTATCGGCATCGTTTATTACCGATTGGTCTGCTATTACCGCCTTTTGCATTTCAACCGATAGCGGTGCGTACTTGCTTAGTAGCAGCTTCAATACGGTTTTGGTAGCCATAGCATTGAAGTCTGTTTTCCATAGCCCGTTGAAGTTTTTAGAGTACCTTTTACCATGCGCGGTAATTTCTTCTACGGTCATGTAAAAGGTCTTTTCAAAGCCGTTTATAAGAGAGAAGTATGCTGCATAGCCAACTACCTTATCGCTAGTCTTTTTGCTGAAATCAAACTCGTAGCCCGTTAGTGGGTTTTGAGATACTATTTGCCCTTCGTATATCGGCGCGGCTGATATGGTCTTGAATTGCCCTGTACGTTGTGCTAATTGCGTCAGACCCTTATAACCAATCTGGAATTGCGCTTTGTCGCCGTATGGAACTATATACGCAAAGCCTAGGTTGTTTTGTATAGGCAAGTCAAGTATTGCCGCTACTATTGCCGCTTGGAAAACGCTCTCTGGACTAGCCTTCTTTAGATAGTCATTGTTGCTAACTACCTGTAATACGGAGGTAATAAACTGCGTGTTACGCTTGCCTAGCAGTTCGCCGAATTTTGCCTTTACTGCTTCTTGGTTGAAATATTCTTTGATTGTTGCGGGCTTATTGTTGCCCTGCGTTGCTAAATCTGCCATATTGCTGGTTTGTTTATTGTTTAAAAGGTTATTAAAATGGTAATATGTCCGTGTCTTGAATGTGGAGGTAACTCTTTTCATTTACCCAAACAACAACCTCTCTCAAAGAATGGTTGCCATGCGTATTATCAATTACGCTTTTCTTTGCCTCTGTGCTGATTGAAAATGGGTATTTCCCTTCGCATATTACCTCCAGTTCCTTTTCGACATGCTCAAGCATGTTCGCTATGCGCTGGTCTTTTGTTATCTCTATCATGTTATTGGTTTGTTAATTGTGCTTGAAGGTGTTCAATAAGTTTAGGCAAATCTTCAAAAGATACAACGATAGAACATAGAATTTCTTTATTATTAAACATAGAAATCTCTACACCATTACTCATATCCTCATATACAACTAAAGTATCCCTATTATCTATTGCGCATGTTAACGTTAGCTTTGGCATATCCTATTTCTTTTTAGTGGTTAATTTATTCAGCCCAAACACTTTTAGACTTAAGCATACGAAGTATAAATGGGAGCGCACGCTGTACAGCATTTATTTCCATACCATTATCTTCTGCGACACGAGCTATTGCATCTGCCAAATGAGCTTCGTTTTTAGCTTTAAGATAACTTTCATCATTATCTTCTTTTGGGCTAAAAACCATATTTTTCATCATTTGATGATGTGGGTACATTACAGGCAAAACAAATCCCTGCTTTTTTGCGAGCTGGCTATAATCTTCGCTTACATTGTAGTTCATGGTTTATTCTTTTTAGTGGTTAAACAAATTTCAAGACCTGCGGCGTGGCATAGCTGAACCATAAAGTCCAAATTAGGTGCGTGATTACCGCGCAATATCTTTGATACGTGGCTTGCATCTGACGCAGTACGCCTACCTAGCTCCCTTACACCTATTTCTTGCTTATCGCATTGCGACTTTAGCTGCTTTAATAAATTGTTTGTTGCTTTTTCCATGAGGCAAATATATGTACAGTTATTGACGTACGCAAGTTTTACACTATTAATCCGAAAAAAATATTTTCACCACCACCTGCCGACACCGAATAGGTACACCGATACTAGCAGTAGGTCGGCTAATAGGCAGAGCAGGTTGCTGAGGTGGGGGTTATGGGTTCTCATGGTATGTTGTTTCTCCTATGTGCCACTATCGCATCAATCGCGGCTATTAGGCGTTCATAGTTGGGCTGTAATATGCCACAAAAGCCTACATGTACCTTCTGCCTGTAATCGGCTCGTAATAGCCACAGCGAACGGCTTGAAAGTGATTGTAGGTGTTCCGTATATGGCGCGGTGCTGTTTAGGGCTATCATAGTGCTTGCGATTTTTCTGCTTCTAGTTCTTTACGTATAGCTTCCTGTAACGGAGGCAGTATCTTTTCTGCAAAAGTCATACACGCTTTTTCGCATTTGCCGCTATACAGTATGTATGTCATGCCTTGGTATAGTTTGCTACCAAAATATTCAACATTTAAAGATGCTATGAAATGCCTAAAATCTTTATGTTGACTTCCCGTACTTCGCCACGCATTTGAAAGGTTGCCCCAATCTGTTATAGACATAAACGCCCCATCGCTAGTAAGCACGATTTGACCTAGCCAACCACCGCTGGCATCCCTAAGTGTGTAGTTCCAGTTTTTTATTTCGTTATTCATTTCATTCTATTTTTATCTTACATCAATTTACTTGTTACGACCATGCCTATTGCGCACAGTACCATTATGATTAACGCGAGGGTGTATTTAGTGGGCATGGGTTATGATTGAAGTTTTTCGCAAGCGTAATCATAAGCGTCAAATATTGCCAATAGCCAATTATTAAGTTTCTTCTCAAATGGTATATCATCAAAATCTACTGGGCACTTATAGCTTCTATATGCTTCGTATGTATATTCTATCTCATCTTCTACATAGTCAAGAAGTTCTTTGTAAAAATTCCTTACCTCTTTGCTATGTTCCTTATCCGCAATAAGCTTTTCTAGGGATTCACGTGTCGCCTCACTATCATATTTTGAAGGCTCTTGTACAGATGCTATTTTTAATTTTTCTAACCAATAAGAATCGCTCACTTTGCTCTTTTCTCCTTGCAATGGATGAAATTCTCGGCAAAATATCCAGTTGCCAAAATCTCCTGTAACAGCCATAATACCATTGCTATTTATGAAAACAACACTATTCATGGATGTGTTTGGTATTTTAACCGTAACGACCAAACCAGAAGTGTCTTGGTTTAGAATAACTTCGTGATTACTAAAGTCTATTTTAGAGCGTTTGCCTATCATTTTTCTCCTATTTATTTACGTGAATTAATAATCTATCCTTACTCGTGTATCGTTATGTTATTAAAACGCTGGTTAATGCCCGATTCAGCAATAGCATCCGTTATCTGCCCACGTATTTCAGAGCGGTACTTCTTTAGCTGTACCTTAGCATTGCAATAGGCAATATCTACGGCTGCATTTTCAAGAAACTTGCCGCGCTCTTGTATGTTCATGTTATCTATTGCATCAACTAGCTTAAATAGCGTTGTAGCGGTCTGAAATTCTCTGTCTAGCATTGCTCTGAATTTATAAGTCTTGCAAACTTTGACACATAATCCTTATACCTATTGCCGTGCAACTTTAGTAGTACCACACCATGACTGTAAGGCTTGTGAAATACTATACCGCTTAACCTGCTTTGATATATATGGTCAAATGTTTCTTTGTCTATTAAAAAGTAGTGTGTCATGGCTATCCTTTATCCCTTAGATTGAATAATTCCATTCTAACCTTATCAAAAAAGGTTGAATCAACTCCTGAATCTCGCAACAATGTTATTGTTATTCCTATTGATTCAAGTGCGCAGTTGTACGCTTCATTGGAAGTATGTGTATGCATCCTAAACCTAGCGTAAATATCTTTCGCAAAACTTATTTCTTTATTCATGGCTTATACTTTAAAAGGTTCTTCGGTTAATATTGAGGTTATAGTTGGTTCTGCTCTTTTAGCGTAGCCAACTCACTTTTAGCCATTCGAAGCCATCCTTTTGTAAAATCTGTGCCGCAATTAATCGTATCATTGTACGCTTCAATTTTAGCCTCAAGCCTAGCGATACGAACAACCCGTGCCGCTTCAAAGCAAGTAATAGTCGCATCTTCGCTATTTAAGCTAGGCTGCGTTGCTAGCTTACCAATAAGTATTTCTGCTAAATTTTCCATACTATCCTTTTACTTGTTACTTAAAACCACGGCTGCCGTAACAACCGTGGCATGTGCTGACTGAATTTAATTACCGAATATATCCGCAAAGCTAGCTTCATCCATAGATATTTCTACCTTGTTGGAAATAGTCTTATAACGAACGTGTTTATTGTTTTTTCTACCAACAAGGCATTTCTTAATCTTGTAAATAACGCCAACTTGAAGGTTAGAAACTTGCTTTTTGCAATGCCTATCAAATATCTCTAATACCATTTTGTCTTTACAATTTTAAGGTTAAAAAATCCGCCCACTTACGCGGGGCGGTTACGAGCAGTTTTGTGTATGCCTAACTGTACTTTAAAAGACATCGGTTAGCAGCTCTGCGGTGATGAATAAATATTTATTTAATTTCTAGCATTGGACGTTTTAATAAATCAGGGCAGTCAATCATATTTCCCGCAACCATTATGTTTATATCTACTTCATCAAACATCTTGAAAGCATAGTGGTAAGTTCCGACATAGACTACTGTTCCTCTATCAATAATTTCCTCCACTCTTTTATAGGTCTTATTATCGAAATTTAAGTAATCAAATTCCACAATATCCTTATCGAATACCTCCAAATTGCCATCGTAGTAAACCCTCCTACATATAGTTTCACGCTTAACTTCTATTCTATCATGACTTGTTATAATATAATACTTTGTTCGTTCAGTTATATAGCAATGCTCTTCTATTATATTCCCATAAACCCAATGAGCTATAGCCTGAACAGCAACCCCTCTATACTTGTATTTTAAATCGACCATTTCCTATCCTATTTATTTTATTATCATAAATTCAGTTGTTCCGTTTATAGGTGCTTCTTCAATAAACCTTTTTACTTCCATGAAATTCGGAGCAACCTGCTCGCTACATATATCGCATGGCTGTTTCAGCCTAATAACCCATCCTCCTTCATACCCCATAGGGTAATATGTTGTTTTAGTATATTCTATACTATCAACGTGAAAACCCTTTGCTAAAAACATTTTTACTATTGAACCCTTCTTTGTCATAACATAATTTTAAAATAAAAGGTTGGCGAAAGGCAAACTAAACGGAGGTGTTTTCACACTGCGTTCATTATTGACTGTGATTGAAGTTTAATGATAAATCATTTTCTCTCAAACATGCAGCAGTTGCAACATCCGATCGCCAACCCAAAGAACGTTATCTTGCGGCACACCGACATCGCTGCCATGTGTGCCAATTGGTGTGGCAAGGTTGGATAATAGCGCGTACTGCCCTTTTCTGCTAGGTTTGGTTATAGTGCGCCTTTTTGCACTAATATTTATTTACTATTGGCTATCTACCGTCAGTACCTTATCCTAATTTCTGTAGCTACTATTCCGCCACACACCAAAGAACTTTGTTATCGCTAACGACAGTGCAAACAAACAAACTATTTTTGGTTTACGCAAGTCCATTGCTAAATATTTTTTTAATTGATTGATTTTAAGGGAGAAAAAGTGAAATAAAAATAAATGTTTGGAGATTACCAATGTAAAGTTTACCTTTGTACCCATGACAAAAGAAATGACAATACCGAATTATGCCGCAGAAGTTGGCAAAAGTAGGCAATGGGTACACCGCTGCGTAAGTAATGACAATATCGCACCTCTTGAAAGGGTAATATCTTACAAGTCCATAGGCGGCATGTATATATTGACCGTTGCAGAAAAGAAAAAAAGTAAAAAATAAAATGAAGAAGATTTTACTAAACAGGGTAATAAAAAACCATAAATCACCAATTTACGCTTTAGTGGACGATGATGATTATGAGTTTTTAAATCAGTTTAATTGGTATTTAACACCTAAAAACCATGTCAAAGGCGCCTTCCCATTTTTTAGTAAACGTATGTTTATGCATCGCTTTATGGCTTGCTTGTTTGATACAAACATCCATGTTGACCACATAGATGGCAACGGTTTAAACAACCAAAAATCAAACCTAAGGCCATGCACCAACTCCGAAAATTCTAGAAATAGAAGACCTTGGGGAGCTTCTAAATATCTTGGGGTTTACAAAATGAGAGACAGGTGGGGTTCTTCTATAAAATCTAATGGTACTGTTATTTTCCTAGGAGTTTTTAGGTGCGAAGTAGCTGCGGCTCTAGCTTACGATAAAGCTGCTAAAAAGTATCATAAAGAGTTTGCTAGGCTAAATTTCCCAAACAAAGATTCGATAACATCCGTGCTGGACGCGGTTAAAAGGTAAGAGATATGGGTAAGTATGTAATTAGAAATGTAAAATTTGGTTCTTTTAAATCTTACGAGGTTTACTTAGTGTATAAGGATTCGGCACAGTTTATTTCTTCCGCATCAACAAAGCAGGAAGCTAAAGAGATTATTGTTCAACATAAAATAAATAACCAATGCTAACCGACAAAGATAAAGTAGATATAATAAAGGATTATATTTTATATGCCGAGATTGAGCGCGAACGCCTAGATTTAGACGATTCAGATTTTCCTAATTATAATAAAGCCAAGCAATGGCTAGCCGAGATTGAGGCGCAGCAGGATGGTTGGACTGATGTTGTATTCCCTAGAAATAACAATATCGTAGAAGTAAAATTTAAAGACGGCACAGTATCTAAGGGCTATTATTCTCGCACGAGAAATGAATGGTTTAATGAGATTGGGGATGACTTCGATTTCGATATAGTAGCATGGAAACCCATCACCCCACCGAAGAAATAATTTGTAAACCGAGTAACTGGAAAATGAAACTTAAAGGGATTGTATTTTGCGAAGAAAGCCAAGCGGTAACTAAAGCGTTCCGAGCATTAGGGCATGAGGTTTATTCTAACGACATAAAACCATGCAGCGGTGGTCATCCTGAGTGGCACATACAAGGGGATTGTTTTGAGGTAGCTAAAATGGAGCAATGGGATTTTGCTATAGGGCATCCACCGTGTACTTATCTAACAAATACAGGGCTTAGGTGGCTTTATTCAGATAAAACCAAAACTTCGCCACATCCAAAATATCCTACACGTAAGAAAGACCAATTAGATGCAGTAGAGTTTTTTAAAGCTATGTATAACATGGATATTCCGCATATAGCTTTAGAAAACCCCATAGGAGTGCTAAGTAGTATGTTTATGAAACCAACGCAGATAATACATCCGTATCAGTTCGGTCATGATGCGAGCAAGTCTACTTGCCTATGGCTTAAAAATCTACCACTATTAAAACCAACAAAAATAGTTGATGTTACTTATGTTGAAACAAGTACGGGCAAACGTTTTGATAAGTGGTACTGGGACACAAGCAAATTTCGAGGCGCAGAACGCCAAGCAGAACGCAGCAAAACATTTCAAGGGATAGCAGATGCTATGGCAAGTCAATGGAGCGAATATATAATCAAGTGCAAGCAAACTGGATTCAAGCCGCTAAAACAGGCAACCTTATTCGATTATCAAAAATAAATCCCCCCCTCCCATTGCATTTCTCGGAAAAGCGTTATATTTGGGGCGGCGAAAGCATAAACGGAACGGGGTGTCCCTGTTCGGGTAAGTAGCCAACATCGCGAATTAGAGGAGATGGAGTCCTCGTTAGCCTCATAAGCTAAAGACCATCGGTTCGAGTCCGATATTCGCAACAAACATCACTAGCAATAGCTAGTATGGGCGAGAAAATTGATGTATTTCGATTAGTACCGCTACCGTTATAAAAAGCCCTCCGTTTAGTGGAGTATCCGAAGGGCTTGCTTGTTAGGTTTAATCACCGAAGCAACCTGCCCGTACTCCACTACGGGCTTTTTTATTTCTATGAAGTTCACAAATAGAAAATTCAGAAGCATATCGGAGATAGCCAAAGCGTTTCCTACAGAGGAGAAGTGTATTGCGCATTTAGAGGCACTTCAATGGCCTTTGTTTGTGTATTCTCCATTTGACTATCTTTCTTCTGTTTACAGGTGTGGTAACGGTAAATACAAATGCAAAAACACAGGCAAATACTTCACCGTTAAAACAAACACCCTATTCCACAACACTAGAGTGCCATTATTGAAGTGGTTTCAAGCCATATATTTGCTTGATAAAACGCCAAGCATGACAAGTGTTCAGCTAGGAGAAAAAATAGGCTTAAATCAAAGAACAGCGTGGTTATTGAAAAGTAAGATAGAAGCAATGACTATTTCACATGAAAGCACCTAAGCTACACTACACGCCCTGCAAAGCTAAATGGGGCTGCAAATGAGCATAAGAATTAGCCTGCGGGAGTTTGATAGCAGCATTGTTTACCAAAACTAACGGGTTCGGACTAGGCACTTTCCACCGTTGGCTATTTCGTGAGATTGGAGAGCATACCATACGGTTCATTGTGGGGGATAGCGGTAAAGTAGTCTAACTTCTTTTCGAGGGGAGGGGAGTTAGACACTTGCCAACGCTGCGCACCCACCGATTTTTGAAAGGGATAACTTAAATATAAAACATGAAAATTAGGCTTACTAAGGCAATGATTGAACGAGGCAAGAGTAGAAATAACGGATACAACTCAGAACAAATAGCCGCACTAGGTATTGAACAAACGAAAGGTTGGTTTAAAAGAATGTGCAATATGGAAGTTGAGGCTAGTCAATATGAAACGTTTTTATCTTTAACCGATGCGCATTTTAATGAAAGCAAGGTTTTTAGAAAGAAGACTATTGAAAAAATGTTTGAGCCAGTAAAGGATTTGCCATGGAAAGAACAATACCTGCATCCTAATTGGCAAAAAATGAGGTTGGCGGTATTAAACAGAGATAATTTCACTTGTGTTGATTGTCATGATAGGCATAAAACATTGCATGTTCACCATTTGAAGTATCTGCGCGGAAAAATGATTTGGGAGGTTCCTATTTGGTATTTAGTTTCACTTTGTGAGGATTGCCATAGTAAGGAGCATGACAGAGATTTAACAGCAAAGCAAAAGTATTAAAATCCATTACCTAACTAGTAATTAAATAACTATACCTATGAGTAATATACTTGAAGTTAACAAAATACCTATCAATGCACCCGTTAGTTTAAGCGCAGGTACAATGGCTTCTGAAATGATAAAACAATATAAGGTTGTGTTAGATATTATACCTACCGACATGAGTAGCCACGATATAAAAGCTAAACTTTATGATTGCATAAAGGTTGCTATAGATTGCTACAAGCGGTTCGCAGGTGAAAATGTTAGCTTTGTAAAGCCTAAAGATAACTATCCACCTTTGGTAAGGTTAAAACATAATTCCTATTGGAATAGAGTTTCAGAATGTGCGAGAATTGAAATATTTGGCAAATAACCATTAAACATAACAGATAAGATGAAGGACAATAACTGGCATCCTATTTCTGAAACTCCGCCCGATGAAGATTTGTTGGTGCGTGATGAATTTGGCAATGAAGCATACGCAACACCGACATGGTATCCATTTACCTTTGAGGAAGGAGCAAACAAGCGAAGTAAACCAATACCATGTGAACCGTATTGGGATGGTGGATGGTTAGTTTTATATAAAGGCATGGACGTTAATCCGTTAAAAGGAACCATAGTGGAATGGAAACGTTTAACCCAAAGCAACTAGAGATATGGCAGAATCAACTTTCAACAAGATAATACGTAAATCAGGAATGAAGCCTGTAAGCTGTAAGTGTAGCTTATGTAAGGAGCAATGTAAAGCCCCTTGCATAGGTACACCCGAAGATATGAAAGCTATAGTAGAGGCTGGGTATGGCGATAGGATAGTTTTAACCAACCAGTTTGGTAAGCCTATTTTTATGCCACAATATGATAGCACTAAAAAATCTTGCACTTTCTTTACAAATGGGCTTTGCGAATTGCATGATAAAGGCTTAAAACCAACAGTAGGCAAATTAAGCCACCATAGTCTAAAGGCAAAGGACGTAAACCTTAAAAAGACACTAACCGTATTAGTGTTAAAAGAATGGTAGTACATACCCCCCCCATTGATAACCAAAATTTAGAAACTAAAACACACAACATGATTGATGTAAAGACTTTAAGAATTAATAACC